ACTGTTTGTCGAACCCACGTCAGCGTGGGCTCTATCAACAGCAAGGGGACGGCTATGTCACAACCTGATTTGAAGTGGACTGACACACCTGACAGCTCGAATGTGGCTCGGGTGTGCTACCACGAACCCACACAAACCATTGGCGTCCAATTCGTCAGTGGTGGACTGTATTCCTATCTCGGGGCTCCCGAGGAGGTCTATGAGAACCTTGTCCACGCCCCTAGCATTGGGAAATACCTGAATGCAGTGGTCAAGGCGTTCCCTTACACTCGTTGGGAGAGTGAAATGGAATTCTCCAACTATCTCGCCATCAAGGCCGAGAAGTAACAAAATAAGAGCCCTTAGAACGGCTCAGAGATGCTCAACGCCAGTTGGGCGTCACAACGCATCATATTTTCGTCGGGAAAGAGGGGGGTCCTTCCAACCTGACTTGCTTTGAAGAGCGGGCATTGCTGACCCGTTATCGCCAAGAAAATCCCAATCCAGTTTATGGAAACGAAAATGACCACCAAGCAAGTCAAGGCCAGCGCGACCACGACCATCGAGGGCACCGCCCCGAGCGCTGAGATCAGCACCATCCCCACCCAGAAGACCGAAACGACCACGCCGGCGACCGCCAAGGCCCCGGAACCGCCCACATCGAACGGCCCGTCCAACCTGTTCATCAGCGTCAAGACCTTCGACGTCGAGGGCAAGACGGTCGGCGAGCGTGTCGTGGACATGTACCACTTCGGCACGCGCAACTGGCTCCAGAACCATCACTGGTGGGCCATGCACAACGGCCACTGCGTCGAAACCAACGTGGCCACGCCCACCGAGATCGAGAACTATCTGGCGCAGTCCAAGGTGGCCCTGGCCGCCAAGTTCAACGCCAAGGCGGCGTAACTCCCGCCACGTAACGGGTAATGCCGACGTAGATAGGTAGTCGCACCAGATGCCTTAAAATCGGTGCCGTCACGAGCAAGACGCTAAAACGTGCGACCTGAGCATGTCAGTAAACTGCTCACTTCATTCAAAATAGGGGTTTATCATGCTGTCAAGTGTCAAAGAGGGCAACATCGTCACTCATTTCCCTCATTTCACCCATGAACGGGTGTACATGCTTGAGTTCTGGAAGGAACTCCGCCTCCCGATTGAGTTGAGGCGTTGGCAGAGCACTGTTGATCAGATGCTCCTGGGCGTGGACACCGGTAAACGCATGTACCTGATGGTCGATCAGAGTGTGGTTCAGGCGGGACAGCCTCAGCGCCGTCCGGGTGTGCATATTGATGGCTATTGGAGCGCGGGGCTGTCAATGCATAATGGTGGCGGTGGGCGTCACACACCACGTCATATTCCCGTTGAGCCCGTTCATACTCCTGGGCGTTCACCCTTCCATAGCGCCGCTACTGAGCGCTGGGAGGACGCGACATTCGAGGAGCCCGAGGCCATCATCCTTGCTTCTAACATTCAGGGCTGTCGTGGATTTGTGGGCGAGTTCAATGGTCCCATTCATGACGGCGGTGACGCTTCTGAGGTCGATCTTTCTAGTCTCGCTGAGGTTCAGCTTGAGGCCCATCAAACGTACATCGGGAACGTGAGCTTTCTTCACGAGTCTTTACCGTTCCCTGAGGCCTGTAAACGGACGTTGGTTCGCATAAACGCTCCAGGATGGCAGTGATGCCCAAGCACCCGATACAACTCAAGGAAGAGTACGTCCGGCTGAAGCTTGATCAGATTGAGCGTGGTCCCGATCCGAGGACTGACTGGGCTCGTTCGTCGTTCCAGAACGATGTGATCTGGCTTTTGTGTCTCATCGCAAGAAAGGTACTGTGATGCTCGGTAAGAAGCTCAACAAAGCGGCTAAACAGGTGGCGAACGCCGTGAAGCCAGACCCTATGAAGCGTGGTGACATCTTCTACACCACTGGCCGCGACGATTACTACGAGTGCAGCGGCTTACACATGATCCGTCCCGAAGACGTCAAACGTTTCGACGACGGTGACATTCTCTACGAAGTTCGCGTAGAGCGGAAGGTCCGCGTCAATAACGACGTGACCATAACGGAGATCAAGTGATGATTATTCGTCGTGCTGGTGAGACGGACGAAGAGTTCAATCGGAGGCGCATGCTCGCCGAAGATGATGACGATGACGATGATGGTGACTCGGCAACGAGCGCCGCTGTTGGCTTCGCTGTCGGTGAGGCTGTCGCGTCCATCTTCGACTCCGGTTCGTCCTCTTCCTCTGACACGTCGTCGTCCGACTTCTCAGGCGGTGGTGGTGATTTCGGGGGCGGCGGCTCTTCCGGCGACTATTAGTGATCGCCGCACTCGTCCGCTGCAAGCAGCCTGACGGGTCGTTCAAAGAGTTCCTCACGTCCCACAAGGACCACAAGAGTTACATCATGTGGCTTGGAACTCACGTTGATCTTATGCTGATGTACAACGTGGCTGTTTTCTACGACTACGAGGATGTTTGGTTCCCCATAACTGAATAACGGAGTTCACGTTATGTTCCGTAGTTTGGGATTTTCACTCACACTCGCTGGTGCCCTATCTGCCGCTGGATGGCTATTGATATGGCATCTGATCCACTCTATCATCGAAAGGGTCATGCAATGACCACCAAGAAGGCTCTCCCCTCGACGTTCGGTCCCACCTTCAATGGCGACTTTCCGTCGGAAATGCGGCGTCAACTGTGGCCGCTGTGCTGCGGTGCGTCCATCCTGAGCGGTTTCAAGGCCGTGAACGGCATGTCCGACGCGGAACTCGACGAGTCCATCAAGAACGCCTGCGAGGTCGCTCGACCGGACTTCCAGGTCTTCAACGGCGAGCAGATGAAGCCCAAGTTCACGTTCCTGACGCTGAACAGCGGCCAGATGTCGTCGGCGCGGATCATGGCGGCCATCGAACGGGCCGGCTTCTTCGAGATCGGTCGTGGGCGTCCGCGCGGCGGCGATCAGGGCTTCTTCCTGCGCGACACCAGCGGGACCTGGAACCCCACCGGCAACAAAAAGGCGCCGGCCAAGGAACGCGCCGAAACGGCCGAAAAAGCCACAGCCTAAACGGCGCGGCTGACTTAGGGGTTGACCTCAACCGATTTCATGTTATAATACCTTTAAGAGGTCCCCTAAGAGATACCTATAAGTAACACTACTTATCATTACATATCATTACATATCTTCCTTTGATGTTAGAGATTGAGTCAACTCCGTCAAAGAAGGCCATTAATTGGCAGACGAAATCAATCCCCCCGAGAAAGAGTTACTTCAACTAATCGCTTCTTACCCAAGCTTGACGGACCTTGCTCCCTCGTCTTGGTTTGTTTGGTCTGAAGATACGGGCATTCCCCCGAAACTTCGGCTCGCGTCCGTGTGCCACGCCGACATGCGGTTCCACAGTGCTGGTTATGATCATCTGGTCACAGCCATGCCGATGCGCGACGAGATCAGTATACGTTACATTCGGATGCTCATCCACGGCCCGTTCAGGGCGTTCGGCGATCTCATCACTTTGAAGAAGCACAAACACGACTACTACATTCAGGTGGATCACCTGGACAAGTGGCCGGCGAATGTCTTGTTCAACTTCTGCATTGCTAGCCGTGTGCCCATCGAGTATCCGTATCTCTTCGAGCGTTGGAGAGAGCTGGTCAAAGAGGGCTATCCGGAGTTCTTTTCTTTTCTGCTGTCGTACAGCACGGCTGGCAAGCCCTTCAAGAAGGAGCGCGAGTTCCCGTGCCACAATCATTTCTGGTTCGATCCGGCTGCCGACTGGCACAAACTGCTAGCCGGTTCACCCGATCTGACGGTGAAGAGTTTCAGGGACGCACCTTGGAACACAACACCAGCCAATGTGATTTGGGGCAAGTCTGATCTTCACTACAAGTTGGCTCGTCTGACTGACAGTCAGGTGGGTGAGATTTTTGACATCAAGCTGAAGCCCAAGCCCGAGCCTCGCAAGCGGCTCACGCCTGAGGCTGGTTTGATGAAGAAGTACGTTTATGACATTGAAGCTGGGCAGGCTCTTCATCAAGCCATTCACGACGAGATGGTCGGAGCGGCTCCTGCGGTTGATCCTATGCCTCAGCCTTTGGCTGGTGCGTGGGCTCAGATCATCGCCAATCAGCAGGCTGGTGGTGTTCACCTTAATGCCATTCCTCCCGTTTTCCCACAGCAGATCGATGCTGCTCCCGTTCAACCTCCTCAACCCCCGGATTGGGACATTGATGAATACGACTTCCCTGACTTCGACGATGATGACTAGCATCACCTTTCATTCGATCACTCGCTTCGGTGCCGACCCTGGCATGAAGGAACTACTCGAAGAGGCGGGCTTCACTTCGGTGGACAACCCGGAACTCGCCGAGGTGATCGTGTTCAACGGTGGTGCTGACATCGGCACTAAGATTTACGGCGAGAAGCCCATCAGCCGTTTCATTCCCGAAGAACAGTCTCAGCGGGACACCACTGAGATCGGTGTGTTCACCAAGTTCCACGACCCAGCCGTTCTCAAGGTGGGGATTTGCCGTGGGGCTCAGCTTCTCAACTGTCTCAACGGCGGCACGCTGTGGCAGGACGTGAACAATCACGGCCAGTCGCACCTCATGACGTTCCTGCCCACAGGCGAGCAGATGGAGGTGACGTCAACGCACCACCAGATGATGCGCCCCAGTGTTGAGGGCGTCGTGCTGGGCTATGCTGATGTTGCCACGCGGAAGGACGCCGAACGTGCTCACTTCCCCGAGTTCCGCTACGACGATCACCACAAGGACACGGAGATCGTCTGGTACCCCAAGACGTCCACTCTTTGCATTCAGGGACATCCCGAATACATCCCCGGCTCCCGTTTTGCGGACTTCAGCATCGAGCTGATCCGCCACTACCAGAAGGAGACGCAACGTGTTGCCACTGCCTAAGGTAGGCGACAAAGTTATTCTTCATGCCATTGTGGCTGATATTGATAAGTCGGGTTCATTTGACACGTTGAAGCTCAATTTCATTGACTGTGACTCTCCTGGTCGGTTCATGCACTCAATTAGCATCAACCGAATTAACGAGATCATTCCGGCTCCGCCACCTATCCCGAAGGTCGGCGATATCGTTTACACGAAGGGGCGTAACAAACTGTACGCCGACAATACTTTGCCCCGTACACTAATCGCCATTCACCAAGAAGAAGGTGATGTGCGTAAGTGGGGCGTCGTTTCCTATAAGGGTGATATCCCTTACTCCGTCTATTTCGAAGACCTGAGGACTGAACTTTAATGTGCGGACTAGTCGGCATTGCAGGCGACTGCAACCTCACCTGGAAAGACCTTTTCACTGAACTGTTGATGGTGGACAGCGTTCGTGGTACGCACTCCACCGGCGCAGCCTCGATCAGCCGCGAGAAGGACATCTTTGAGCTGGCCAAGAGGCCGGGCAATCCGTTCGAGCTGTTCGCCACAGCGGCGTATGACAAGATGACCGCGACGAACAATTCGGTCAAGGCTCTGTTCGGCCACAACCGCTACGCCACCGTGGGCGAGAAGAACGAGGCTAACGCCCACCCGTTCAAGTTCAGCCATGTCGTGGGGATGCACAACGGCACCCTCGACTCCTGGGCCTTGAAGCGGCTCAAGGACTATGAGAAGTACGGCACGGACAGCGAGGCCATCTTCGCATCGATTAACGATATCGGTGCCAAGGCCACGCTGGAGATCATCGCCGGCGCTTGGGCCCTGATCTGGTACGACAAACGGGACGGCACCCTGAACTTCCTGCGCAACTCCGCTCGCCCCTTGCACTACTGCTACAGTAAGGATCGCTGCACTTTGATCTGGGCGTCTGAAGCGAAGATGCTCGAATACGTTATGTCGCGCCGGAACAAGGAGATGTTCATCCCCGCCGAGGAGGGTGCCACCGGCATCTTCAGTGTCACGGCGGACACTCACTACTCGTGGAAAATCCCCAAGTCCATCGCGACACAGTTCGACAGCCCCGAGCGGGTGGAGATGAAAGGCCAGACCTGGCACTCCGCGAACTGGGGTTCAACGACCGTCTGGCGTGGTGTGAAGGACACTCGTTCCACCGACTACGCCTATGGCGACTACATGGACAACGAAATCCCTTTTATGGCCCGCCCTTCGACTAAGAAGTTTCGTCCTCCGTACAAGGACATCAGTGGCAAGGTCCTGAAGAAAGACGCTTTCAGCCAGATGGTGCAAGAAGGCTGCTGCTTTTGCGGTGCGAACGGTCAAAATTGGGGTGAGTTCATCAAGGTGATGGGCCACCACATCGACAAACATACTCCTTACGCTTGTGAAGATTGTTACAATGATGTTGACACATACGAATACACCAAGTGGGTTGCATAAGGAACTCCGATGCAAGTGACTGCCAATCGCGTCCTCGTGGGCGCTGATCCCGAACTCTTCATGCGTCACCCGGATAACGGTGACTTCGTTTCCGCCCATGATCGCATCCCCGGAACCAAGTGGGAGCCGTTCAAGGTGCCCTACGGCGCTGTGCAAGTCGATGGCACGGCGCTGGAGTTCAACATCGACCCCGCCACGTCCGTTGACGAGTTCGTTCATCACATTCACGCCGTTCGCCAATCGCTGGTGGACATGGTTCCCGGCTACAACGTGGTCGCCGAGCCCGTGGCCCGCTTCAACGCGGACTACTTCAAGTTCGAGGTCCCGTCTTCGGCGCAAGAGCTGGGCTGTATGCCCGACTTCAACGGCTGGACCGAGGACGTGAACCCCCGCCCGGACCCACAAGGGGAACCGATGCGGACCGCCAGCGGCCATCTTCACATCGGCTGGGGTGAGGGCTTCGACCCGGAAGACCACGAGCACTTCAAGCTGTGCTGCAAGGTCGCTCGGCAGCTCGATTACTACCTCGGGATGTACTCCCTGTTCTGGGACAAGGACGGCACTCGCCGGTCCCTGTACGGCAAGGCCGGGGCGTTCCGTCCCAAGTCGTACGGCCTGGAGTACCGCGTTCTTTCCAACCGCTGGCTTGACAGCGAACCTCTGATGCGTTGGGTCTATAACACCCTCCAAACGGCCATCGCCGATGGTTTCGCCGGTCTGTGGGCCGAGGACACCTATGGCGACATCGCCAGGGACGTCATCGACAACAACAAGACGGACTGGCCGGAAGAATTCGGCTGGTGCGATCTGAACCTGGAGCCGCTGCCTTTCCATGCCGCTGCCTAAGTTCGACAATCTGAACGACGTCACAGCCAAGTTCGTCGGCACGATCTGCTACTACAAGGACGAACCAGTCTACGTCAAGACGGCCTTCCACGACGACGACGATGCTAAGGCGTTTCGTCTGTCCGTCGCGGCTCTGAACCAGCCATCTGAGATCGTTGATCTTCACGATCCTCAGTTCCGCTATCGGGATTACAACATCGGCTATGCCAATCATGCCGGAATTGCTACGTGGTGGTACCGACGTCCCGCCAAGCAGTACCAGCAAGGTCTTAAGGCCGAGCAACTCCGGTTCTTTAACGGAGATTGGGGAGTGAACCCGAAGGCGGGCTTTCAATTTAACAAGAGCTATGTTAGTATGTTGCGTAACGACTACACCTCTTTCGAGGAAGCTAAGAAGCAAGTGCGTGACGGCAAAGCGCACACGGCGGCTTGGCATCGCGACTTTGCCCTTGGCTATCAGGCTGAGGACAAGACGTATCCTCTCTATTATCGTGCAAACGGGATCGGTATTGTGGGTGGTAAGACGCCTGTCGTTCTGGTCCCACAAGCCGAATATCTCAAGGAAACCCTCTACGAGGCATTGGGTTAGATGCACCAATACACTGCTCTGATGGATTTGAACCAGCGACTTTCCGATCACATCCCGATCCAGCGGGAAGCTCTCAACAACCCTGACAGCTTCGGCGTCGAGGTTGAGGTGGAGGGCAAGAACCTCGGCAACATCACTCACGCCGTGGACGCTTTCTGGAACATCATCGACGACCACTCGCTGCGCAAACTGAAGCCCGGCGACGATGCGTACGAGTTCGTGTGCCGTTCTCCGATGCCGTTGGAAAAGGTCAGAGAAGCGGTCACCACGCTGTTCGACTACCTGAACCAACCCACGGTGAAGGTGTACAACTCGTACCGGACGTCCGTTCACGTCCACGTTAACTTTGGGACGGAGAAGCTCCGCACCATCTACAACTTCATCACACTGGCTCTGATCCTTGACGAGCTGTTCGTGAGCCAGAACGGTGAGCACCGGGTTGGCAACAACTTCTGTCTCCGGGCTAAGGACGCTCTAGGTCAGGTCTTGATGCTGACCAACTCGATCAAGGGTGGTCACCAATTCTTCCAACTCGGCGGCAATGCCGAACGTTACAGCTCGATCAACTTCACTTCCCTAACCAAGTTCGGGTCCATCGAGTTCAGGTCGCTTGAGTGCACCACGCACGAGGGCCGTCTGATGCACTGGATTGGCACGCTGGACTATCTCAAGCAGCACGCCAAGACGTACACCAACCCCACCGAGATCATCCGGCAGTTCAGCTCGCGTGGTCCCCGGGAATTCCTCAAGTTGGCCCTTGGCCCGTTCTCCCACAAATATCTCTCGATCCCTGGCATGGAGAACATGCTGATGGACGGTATGCGGGTCGCCCAAGACCTCGCTTACTGCTCCACCTGGACGGAAAGGTCTCGCCGTTGAAGATTTGGATTTACACCGGAGGACGCCCGTCCAACAGCGCGAAGGAACTCTCTCAAGGAGAGGGGTTCAGACGTTTTGTGACGGGCAAGAGCTTCAAGCCGGACGATGTTCTGGTGAACTGGGGCACGACCAAAGGCAAAGACAACAACACTATGGCCTTCAAGAAGGTCCTGAACAACTGTGCCGCCGTTGGCATCGCCTCTAACAAGATTTACACTTTCACAGCTCTCGCTGGTGAGGACATCGACACCGTTCCGTGGACCCAGAACAAGGCGGTTGCTCTGGAATGGCAAGCTAAGGGCAACACGATTGTTGTCCGGAATGTCTTGACAGGACACTCCGGTGATGGTATCGTTATAGTTGAAGAGAATGACGAGCTACCCACGGCTCCTCTTTATACCAAGTACATCTTCAAGACCAAAGAGTTCCGGGTTCACGCAACTCAGACTGAGGTCATTGACACTCAGCGGAAGGTTCGCGACCCCGACCAAGAGCCTTTGTCTTGGAAGGTTCGCTCCCATGCGAACGGTTTCATCTTTCAGCGTAACAACATTCAACCCAGCGAAGCTCGGGACAAGCTCGCCATCAGCGCAGTCGCGGCCCTCGGGCTGGACTTCGGCGCTGTTGACATCGTTGAAGACAAGAAGGGAAATCTGTATGTCCTGGAAGTCAATACTGCGCCCGGGCTTGAAGGACAAACAGTCGAAGCGTACGCAAACGCCTTGGAGAAACTCGCCAATGCCCAGTAAGCCCAGCCTCAGGGTGCTCAAGTTCAAGCCGGGGTTGCCCTTCAATCTTGAGTCCAAGCTTTGCAACAAGTACGGTTACGCTGTGGAGCAACGCATCTACGGTCAGTTCGTGTCGTTCCGGTACAGCCCGAAGCCCATCGGCCCGGTGCTGCCCGCGAAGCCCACTGAGGGCACTGTTGTTCCTCTGTTCCCCGTCCCTGGGGGCATTTCGGCCACTCGTCAGAGCGAGCTGATGAAGCGCTGTGACAACATCGTTGACTTCTTTCCTGATCCGTACAACCAGGAGAAGGCCATTCGCACCCGTCTCCACAACATGAGCCAAACCCTTCCCGCAGCGGAACGTCAGTTCGTTCAGGACTTCATGGACGACAACTTCCCCGCGCATGACAGGAAGCTGTAATGAAATACTACCTACGCCACAACAACTCTGGTCTTCTCGTTAAGTCTTCCGCGATGTTCGGAAGCTGTGTTGATCCCATGGAGGCGGACAAGTTCGACAGTCCGGAAGAGGCCATCGCTGCGGCCCCACTCCCGGTTAAGCATTACACGGTCTGCCTGTACAAGGGAAAGCATTAGGATGCACTGTTACATCTGCGACAAGCAGGACGATCAAATTCAATTCGACAGGGCAACACAATCTTTTGGGCCATGCCCCGTCTGCTTGGCGATCATCGCCGAGTGCGTGGCCGATTTCGAAGAACCGGAAGACAAGGAATTTGATGACGACTAAACTGATTTGGGCTACGCCAGAAGGCGACAAGTTGGTTGGGTTCCTCGCTCGGGTCTCGAACCCTGAAGCAAAGCCTGAGGACCCCACATCTCGGCTGATCAATTTCCTATTGCGGAAGAAACATTGGTCGCCCTTCGAGATGGTCAACGCCTGTGTGGAAATTAACTCCACCCGTGACATCATTAGGCAACTCCTCCGACATTCGTTCAAGTTCCAAGAGTTCTCGGGTCGCTACGCTGAGTACGAAAACAATCCCGTGTTCAGCGAAGCTCGTCTCCAAGACGACAAGAACCGACAGAACTCTATTGAAATCGAAGACCGAGACCTGCACTCCTGGTGGTTCGCTGTTCAGTTGATGGTCTGGGACTTCTGCTACTTTTGGTACCAAGCTGCACTTAAGCGCGGTATCGCAAAGGAACTGGCCCGCAAGATACTTCCTGAGGGCATCGTTCCCACCAAGATTTATGTTAACGGTTACCTCCGCAACTGGATACACTATTGGGACGCTCGTTGTGCCCCGGAAACACAGAAGGAACACAGGCTGATCGCTGAGCAAACTCGTGAGATCATCCTGCGTGAGTTCCCCGAGATCGCGAAGGCAATCGGTTATGAAGCTCACAATAAAGCAGCGTAACGCTTTGACGAGATGGGACAAAATCCTTGATGAAGAATTGGCAAAGAAGCCTTCATCAGGTAGTGTCGGTCTTCATGTGCGGAAAGCTATCATCGAAATCATTTTGCTTTTAGATGATGTTGGTGATTAGTGGCTCCTCTTGAACGTTTAATCCGTGAACTTGAAGATGATATGGTCCGTAACAAGACCGCTATCGAATGCGGTAAAATGATCCCCAGGATCGACTGTATGATCCGCTTGCAAAGGCAGGTTCGTGATCTAGCAGTCATGGTAAGGAAGCTGAATGGTAGCTAAGATACTCTTCATCGACATCGATGGGCCTCTGATCCCTGGCCGTGCGTACAACATGGCCAATCAGACCCGACCCCTCGTGAAGACCTTTGACCCTTGCGCTGTCGGGTTGCTGAACCGATGGTGTCAAGAGAAGGGCTGGCGGATGGTCATCCATTCAAGCTGGCTTCGCGTGTTTGGCGAACAGGAGACTTACGACCATTGCATCGAGCAGGGTCTGAAGCCTCAGTATTTCCACAAGGACGCATGGTGCGATGGAGAAATCCATTGGCGGTACACTCGTGTCGCTAAGTGGCTGGCCCAGCACCCCGAAGTGACTCGTTACCACATGCTGGACGACGAGCCCTATAGCGTTGATATTGACCTGTACAAGGCCGTTCAAGACTATCCTCACCCTGAGGACATGGAAAAGCATCTCATTCTTGTTGACTTCTTTGATGGTATCGTAGGTAGCGTCATTGATCAAATCGGAGGTCGCGGAAGTCGTGGCAAATAAGAAGCAACACCCGGCAGCGTTCATCAACGTCATCGCCGAAGAAGGTACTAAGGAAGATGCTATCGTGCATCTCCAGAAGACCTGGAACGAACTGATGAACCTTCACATGGCCCTGATCGGGCTTGGTTTTACGAAGCAGCAAATCAATGCTATGGAACGTGACGGCAAGCTTGGCAAAGTCTTCTAAGACTTGGGTCTCTGCTGATCATCACTTTGGCCATTCCAATATTCTCACGTTCAAACGAGACGATGGAACCCCACTCCGTGACTTCAAGACCATTGAGGAACATGACGAAACAATCATCGCAAAGCACAATGCCGTCGTTGATCCGGCGGATCGAGTCTACCTTCTTGGTGACGTTTGTATCAACCGTCGTAATCGGTTCATTCTGTCTCGCCTTCACGGGCGGCTCGTCCTAGTCAAGGGCAACCATGACATCTTCAAGTTGAATGAGTACCTTCCCTTTTTCGATGACATCAGGGCGTACGTAGTTCAGAAGGATCAAGACGGCAACAAGGTCATCCTGAGTCACATCCCGATCCATCCGGACTCCATCGGTAGGTATGGCACCAACATCCACGGCCACCTGCATTACCAGAAGATCGACGATCCGCGCTACGTTTGCGTGAGTTTGGAGCACACCGACTATAGCCCTATCGAAATTCATCAAGCACTCAAAATCCGTCACGGAGTACACGAAAAGACAAAAACTTAAAGACCCATTCGTTTGGGCCGCTAAGCAAATCTTCCGTGAACGCCGACGGCAATCTGGGAAGCGTGGACTTCCCTTTGAGATCACTCTAGATTATATTCTCTCACTACCCCATGATGTGTGCCCAATCCTTGGTACACCTCTGGTGTGGTCTGGTGGTGCATTCAATCCAACCACGGGATCGCTTGACCGAGTAATCGGTGACAAAGGATACGTGCCGGGCAATGTTGTCTGGATGTCACTGAGAGCAAACCTCCTGAAACGTGATGCTTCTAAGGAGGAGACTCAGAAACTTCATGAATGGTTCCAAAAGCAAGTTCGTTAAACATCTATCCTGCGAGGACTGCGGAAGTAAAGACGCGAACAGCCTTTATACCGATGGCCACACACATTGTTTTTCATGTGGCGCAACAACTCACCCGAAGGATCAAGACAATGAACACGACTTGAAAGAACTCTCCACTAAATTCGTAGAGCTTACAGATCGCAAAATCTCTAGGGCCAGTGCTGAGAAGTACGGTATCTGGCGTGATGGTGACACAACGTACTTCCCCTACTTCAATGATGGAAAACACCTTGCGAACAAAGTTCGGTTGCCGGACAAAGAATTCTTTGTGGAAGGCGATCTTAAACATTCCGGACTCTTCGGAAGCAATCTGTTCCCTCCAGCAAGTGCAAAGTTTGTTACACTCGTCGAAGGCGAGTACGATGCACCTGCTGCTTTTGAGCTTATGGGATCGAGATGGCCCGTCGTCTCTGTCCGGAACGGAGCTGATGGTGCTGCACGCGATGTGGCCGACAACTTTGAATACCTCAACTCCTTCGGGTCGATTGTTATCTGCTTTGACAAGGACGAGGCGAAGGTCAATCCAAAGACTGGTGAAATCCGTTACCCTGGTCAAGAAGCGGCCCTTACTGTCGCTGGCATGTTCCCTATTGGTAAGGTCAAAATCCTCACCCTTGCCGACCACAAGGACCCGAATGAGTATCTTAAGGCCGGTAAGCGAGAACAGTTCAACCGTGAATGGTGGGCCGCCCCTGGGTTCACCCCCAGTGGTCTTAAGCTCGGACGGGAAATGTGGGATGAAATCAGCGTCCCCAAAAACTACGAGACGGTCCCGTATCCCTGGGAGCAACTGAACTACCAGACGTATGGGATCAGACTTTCAGAGTTTGTGGTCTTCACCGCCGAGACTGGTGTAGGTAAGACCAGTGTTCTGAAAGAGATCGAATACAACATCCGTAAGCAGAACCCAGATGCGGGTATCGGACTCCTGCACCTGGAGGAAACTAATGCGGACACGGCACTGGGCCTCATGTCAATCGAGGCAAGTCTACCGTTGCATCTTCCTGACATCCGGGAGATGGTCAACAAGGACGACCTGAGAACTTACTTTGATCATGTCATCAATACTGACAAGCTTATTGTTTATGATCACTTTGGTTCTAATTCAATTCAGGAAATCCTCAACAAAGTCCGACATATGCATAACCTTGGTTGTAAGTACATTGTTCTGGACCACCTTTCTATTGTGGTCAGTGATCAGTCAGGCGACGAGCGAAAGCAGCTTGATGAGATCGCTACTAAGCTCAAGACACTTTGTATGGAACTCAACATCGCGGTGATCGCGGTGATCCATACGAACAGGCAGGGTCAAATTAGGGGCACTGCTGGTGTTGAACAGCTTGCGAATATTGTGATCAAACTCCATAGAGAGAAGCTGTCAGAAGACCCTTGGCGGCGGAATGTAGTCAAACTCATTGTTGAGAAGAACCGGTTCTGTGGCCGCACTGGCCCAGGTGCGTATTTGTCGTACAATCCGGACACAGGGCGACTCACCGAACTTACAGACGAGCAGATCAATCAGTACAACTCTGGAGGCTCTGCACCGGATCACCAATGGTAGTGTACCTACCCGGTCCGGAGGACTATCACAAGTATTGGTACATCGACGTAGAGGCTGACAGCCTGTACCCGTCCAAGCTCTGGATGATGTGTGCCAGTCGAATGGATCGAGACGAGGTTCTTTCCTTTATCGGTCACGATCAAATCAGAAGGTTTTTCGATGAGATCAAGGGAACAGAAGTATATTTCGTCGGTCATAATTCGATCAGTTATGATGGACCCCATACACAGAGACTTGCGGGGGGTTTCGCTACAACTGCTAATACTGTTGACACTCTTGTCCTGTCTTATCTTTATGATCCCGCTCTGGCTGGTGGTCATAGCCTGGAAGCTTGGGGCGAGCGTCTTAAAGACCCTAAGGGTAAGTTCGACGACTGGTCTGGTTACAGCCCAGAAATGGACCTTTACTGCCAACAAGACGTACGACTAGGTAAGAAGGTTGCTCGTGCTCTATGGCAGCGTATGAAGCGAATGGGCTTCAGCGAAACGTCATGTAATATCGAGCACGAGATCAGAGAGGTCTTGGATGAACAACAACGCAACGGCTGGTATTTTGATATTCCTGGTGCACAGTCTTTGGTCAGCCAACTCCGCGCTGAGCAGTCTGAACTTGAGACTCCAATCAGAGAGCTTTTCCCCCGAAGACTGGCAACTGTTGGAACGTATCAACGAAGAGTGCGAAAAGATGGCGGAGAATTTGCCAGTTTTCTACGGCATAATGAACAGTATCCCGAACTCCGGTTCAGTCCAGACGGAAGCACCTACGATACGCTCGACTGGATCGAGTTCAACATCGGGTCCCCCAAGCAGAGAGTGGAAAGACTTCTAGAGCTTGGCTGGGAGCCAGAGAACTTCACACCCAAGGGTTTCCCCAAGGTTGATGAAGAGAGCCTTCTAGCGTTCGCTGAGACGTCGGGGCGACCTGAAGCAACTGCCATTGCAGAATGGTTGGTCCTCCAGGGTCGGTCGTCTATGATTGAGACGTGGTTGAATAACGTTGACTATGACGATCACTGTATGCATGGGCGTGTCTTGACTTGTGCCGCCACCACTCGGCGGATGATCCACAGTCAGCCCAACACAGCAAACATCCCCAAGGCTAAGAAGAAGGTAAAGTATGGAATTGAGTGCAGGCGACTTTGGCGGGCCCGACCCAACCGACGAGAAGTTGGATATGATGCCAGTGGCCTTGAAATGCGTATGTTTGCTGAATATCTCAATAATGACGAGGCCACCCTTCTCTTCATTACAGGGGACCCCCATCTCCTTAATACTCGAAACCTCGGCCTCCCGGATGAAATGCGTGACCTCACTGTCAAAAACGGATTTTACTGCTATCTCTATGGAGGTGGCGATGGAAAGCTCGGAGTCACGCTTAAACCTGAGCTTCGAGGACCTGCCGCTAAAGAGTACGGCGCAGAAGCTCGCGGAGTCCTTGAAAAAGGCACACCCGGACTGGCCAAACTGGTCGGAGCTATCCAAGATGAGTTTCGAGGAACTGGCGGACTGCTCCGCACTATTGATGGAGGCTTCGTTCGTTGCCACTCCAAGAGCGCTGCACTTAACTATAAGCTCCAAAGCGCTGGAGCAATCGTCATGAAGAAGGCTGCTATCATTGCACGAAATGAAATTCAGCGGCGTGGACTGGATGGGTTCTTCGTCGGTAATATCCATGATGAAGGACAACTTGACTGTGATCCCCGTGACGCAGACGAAGTGGGCAAGGTATGTGTTCAAGCAATCACCGATGCCGGTCTTGCTCTCGGCTTCAAGGTCCCGCTCACGGGCAACTACGCCGAAGGTGACAACTGGGCCGAGTGCCACTAGCGCGCCGGAAAGTTGACATTTAGTTGTTGACTTAGAGCGCGTATCGAGTATAATAACAGTATAGGGTTAAGAGAAGATACTTTCTCACCACTACAATCACAACAACCAACTGAAAGGAAACAGCGAATTGCTGATCCAAGGTAAGGCTAAGTGGCCGAAGATTATCGGTGAACCCATTTGGGGCTTCGAGAAGAAGCATCGCGAATGGTCGATTGACGTTTTCATTGACGACGAAACTGCTCACAAGCTCGAAGTCGAAGGTCTGAAGGAAAAGATCAAGGACAAGGGCGATGGTAAGTTCATGACGTTCAAGCGTCGCGAGCTGAAGGTTGACGGCAGCCCGAATACTCCTATTCGTGTGGTCGATCATCACGGCGAACCGTGGAACCCGCGTACCAAGATCGGTAACGGCAGCACGGTGAACGTTAACTTTGCCATCAACGAATACGGCAAGAACCAAAAGTCGGCCAACATTCTGAGCCTCCAGGTTTGGAACCTTGTGCCGTACGAAGGTGCTGAGTTCCCGACTAGGGAAGATAACGACGCTGCTCCTGAACAGGACGGCGATTGGGAAAAGGAAGTCGCGTAATGGAAACTATCGTTATTGACGTCGCTATCGGCGTCTTCGCGTTCGTCGTGGGGGCCGCTGTTGGCGCTCACAACGTCCCGACTGTGGCTAAGGCCATTGCCAGTCTGAAGGCTGCTGAGGCGAATGCCATCAACACGCTGACCACGATTGGCCAACACAAGGCTGGTACGGCTGCTCCGGTTGTCGTGTCCGTCACTACCGCTCCGGCGGCTGCGGCCTAACTGGCTGAAGACCATCCCCTAGTTCGGGATATCTACCGAGTCCTTAGTGAGGGTAAGGAAGTCACTGACGCCGAAGCAAATGAATTCGGGTTGGAGATTGCTTCCCTCATTAAGAACCGGCTGGAAGAACGACTAGGGCCGCCCCGTGAGTTCACCCTCCGCATGAGTAACATCGGTAAGGGTGGACGCCAACTTTGGTACGACAAGAGGTACGGCAGAGATGAAGTCCTTCCGCCAGCAACTATCTTCAAGTTCATCTATGGGGACCTTATCGAGTCTCTTCTATTATTCCTCGCCCGAATGTCTGGCCACAGCGTGTCGGCTCGCCAAGCTGAAGTGGCTATCGACGGAATTAAAGGCCATATCGATGCGGACATCGACGGAGTAACGGTAGATGCCAAAAGCGCATCGACTCACAGCTTCCGAAAGTTTGCTAACGGAACTCTTGCAGAAGATGACCCTTTCGGATATGTCGAGCAGCTTGCAGGGTACTGCCAAGCTCGCGATACAGATGGGGCTTTCCTCGCTGCTGATAAACAGAATGGCCACATTGCTTATCTTCCCTTCACCAAAGACGAACTCAAGGCCAATGTAGATGTTGTCGAGCGTATCGAACACATCAAACAGGTCGTTGACTCGGAAGTGGCTCCAGACCGTTGCTACGACGACGAGGAAGAAGGAAAGTCCGGTAACCGCACGTTGGGGACGAACTGTTCTTACTGCTCTCATAAGTTCCGTTGTTGGAGCGATGCTAATGGCGGCATTGGTCTGCGGACCTTTCGTTATTCTTCTGGCCCGAAATTTTTTACAAAAGTAGCGAAAGAACCGCAAGTCAGCGAAATCACCTTCTGAAAGGAACTAAATGAGTAACGATAACGTCTTGCCGTTTGGGCGAACTCAAGCGTCAAGTACGACGAGTACCGAGACCGGTGACGGTTTCCCTGAGAACAATTATATTGTGGTCGATATTGATAATGAAGAGTACTTCGGTACTGGCTTCCTTATCTTTACACCGCATCACTGCGCAATTATGAAGGACTTCGGCAAGGGTGCTGTCCCTACTCTAGTTGTCCCATTGATCCGAGTTAAATCTGCGGAGATGGTGGATGATGACGAAGAGGTCGAAGTAGCCTAATTTCTAAACGAGTAACCTCTGATAGTGCTCGTGAGGACATGCGGCGATACTACCTCTCTAATAAAGAGGTTATCAAAGCTAGGTCTCGCGAGTACTATTGGGTCAACAGAGAACGAATACGACTTCGTGCCAAGGCCCATCACAAAGCAACGTACAAACCGATACCACCTGAACTTCATAAAAAGCGTGGTGCAGTAAGAGCGGATGGCATGAGAAGTGGGTTCGAAAGAACACTAGCAAATCAAATGAAGATGGCTAAGGTTGAGTTTCAGTACGAAACACTTCCTATCCAATATACCCTCGATGGTACGTACTGGCCTGATTTTATCCTACCTAATGGGGTAATTATCGAGGCTAAAGGTTTGTTAGATCGAGATAGCAAACGAAAGATGGTCGCTGTGAAGAAGCAACATCCAGAACTAGACATCAGGTTTTGCTTCATGATGGCCAACAAGAAAATTCCCGGAAGTAAAACCACGCATGCCCAATGGGCCGAGCGTAATGGCTTCCCATGGTCAGATGGTAAAATACCGGAGGAATGGTTTGAATAGTAAAATCCTTGTTCTCGACATTGAAACGAAGCCCGCTCTAGTTTACAGCTTCCAGATGTACGACACCAACATCAGCCCAGAACAAGTGGTGGACAGCGGCGGTACAATCTGCTTCTGTGCTCACTGGGTTGGTTCCAAAGAGTTCATGTTCTATTCTGACTGGGATGATGGACATGATGTTATGATCGCCAAGGCCCACGAACTTCTGAGTCAAGCGGACGCTGTCGTGTCTTACAACGGCAACCGGTTCGACCTTCCGAAGCTCCGTGGACAGTTCATCCTTGAGGGTCTCGTGCCGCCTCCGCCGCCCACTTCAATTGACCTGATCAAGACTGTCAAACAGTTTGGTCTGGACATGAACAAGCTGGCGTATGTCGGTCCTCTGCTCGGTGTCGGTAACAAGTTGAAGCATGAAGGGTTCAGTCTGTGGCGATCCGTCCTTGATGGAGACCCCAAAGCCCAGAGGCGTATGAAGCGCTATTGCATTCAAGATGTGATGGTCACTACTCGTCTCTACGAGCGCATCCTACCCTTCATTGATAACCACCCGCATCTGGGTGACAACAAGAATGAGTGCGGAGCTTGTGGGTCTAATCACATGCAGTTCCGTGGTTTCCGTCGTACCAAGTTCTTCAAGGTTCGCCGGATGCAATGTCAGGAGTGTGGCGGCTGGTCAACCGGAACGAGGCAAAAGGTGGGCTAATGTACGATCCAATTGAAGCCCTGTATGATTGGCTGGCGGATCGCGGCATTCCCCGATACGATTTTGAGGACAGTCTGACAGAACTTGATCTGATGATTGTCCCTATCGACGATCCGACTAACTTCCTGGGTGTCCAGTCTGATGACTGAAATCAGCGGTGCCCGTAAGGACGACACAGGAAAGGCCCCCGTTTTTCGTGGGGCCATCTCCTATTTCCCCGGAGCGATCCGAGGGGTCAGCCAAGTAAGTGACTTCGGTGCCACCAAGTACGCCTGGAACGGCTGGTTGCATGTGCCTGATGGACATGCCCGCTACTCAGACGCGATGGTACGGCACATGATGTACGAGGCGGAAGGTGAACCCATCGACCCTGAGTCAGGCCTTCACCACGATCTACACACAGCATGGAATGCTCTTGCGAGAGCTGAACTAAGGATCAGAAGTGACCTGGGATCAAAAGCGAATAGCTGATTGGGGTCGAGCAACCTTCGGAGTTCCGGAGAATGCTCTTGGTATCATCGTCAAGGCCCGTGAAGAGTTCGACGAACTGGAAGCGGAATGCCTTGGCGAAGGGCATGTAGAGGTCGATAAAATTCTCGAAGAGGCGGCTGATGTTGTGCTCTGTCTCTACCAACTGGTTGACAACCTTGCTGGCAACATGCAAGACGAACTCGACAAGAAGATGGAGATCAACAGCAATCGCACCTGGGTTAAGACAGGTGATGGAGTAGGACGACACGTATGAAGGTGTATCTCTCTGGCCCCATGAGGGGCATCAAAGACTTCAACTTCCCCGCCTTCGATGCGGCTGCTTCTTTCCTTCGGTCTCGCGGACATGAAGTATTCAACCCTGCTGAGAAGGATCGAGATCATGACCCGAAGGGCATCTCGTGGAAGTCCAAGACTGGTGATATCAAAGCGGCTGAAGCTACGGGAGTCTTTGATCGCCGCGTCGCAATTCGGCAAGACCTCGATTATATTATCGATCACGCAGACGCTATCGCGCTGCTCCCCGGCTGGGACCAGTCTAAGGGAGCTAATGCCGAACTGTGGCTAGCGCGTTTTCTTGATCTGGAAGAATGGCACCTGAACCCGGCTGAGTACGAGGCCAAGAATAAGGACCTAGAAGCCGTCAATGGTAGGCTTGCATAAGTTCTCCGACAAGGAGAAACGTGAACAGCGCAGGCGTAATCACATCGCCCGCGACCTGCTAACTCCAAAGTACCGTCAACGTGTCGTCCCCGATAGGAAGCGGATCGATAATGATGACGGTACTTTTTATCTCGATGAGAGGTACTACGACGATGATGAATAGCCCCCAACTGTGGGACCAGCTACTAGCTGTTGCTCCGAAAGGCTCCGCTCTCATGGGCGGGGCCATTATTGATTATCTTCTTGGCATCCCCGTTAACGATTACGACATCTTCTACACATATCATCCGGGCATGGGGCATCTCTTCCCTGATAACTGGAAAATGACAAACGCTGACTTTAATGATCCTGTGTGGGTCAAGGAACATGATGAATGGTACCTACAAGGGGTGGACGAGGCTGGTAATAATCCGATCTCCAGCGTCATTGAGTACCTGGTCGATGGCGCTCACAAGGTGCAGATGGTCGGTGTAAACTACGCCAAACCTCTGAAGCATTTGGCAAACTTCGACCACAGCCTGACGTTGGCGTCATACACGACTAAGGGTATGTTCGTCAGTAAGAAGGTGTTCCAGTCATCGGACACTAACACCATCACCTATGTGTCGAATAACAAGTCTCCAGACGCGGTAGCCAAGTCGTTTGTACGGGCACAGAAGAAGGCTGCTCGTATTGGTGGTGATTGGCAGTTCAAGGGATTTGAGGTGAAGGCGAAACAAAAGAACCCGCTATTCAAGTGGATCGATGTACCAGGACCAGGAGAAGTTTTAATTAATGGATGATTATCAGAAGTTTATTGCCACGTCTAGGTACAGCCGATGGCTGGAAGACGAGGGACGACGGGAAAGCTGGGATGAGATTGTTCAGCGCTATATCGACTGGATGAATGTTCACACTGGTGGCGCTAAGCTAGGTTCTTCGGACTGGCTGGAGCTGGAGAAGGCCATCAAGAACATGGACATCATGCCCTCCATGAGGTGTATGATGACTGCTGGGCCAGCGCTCGACCGAACCCATGTGGCTGGCTACAACTGTGCGTACCTGACTGTCGATAGCCTTCGAGCCTTTGATGAGACGATGTACATTCTCATGTGCGGTACTGGCGTTGGGTTCAGTGTTGAGACCAAGTACATCGACCAACTACCTGTTATCAAGGACACGTGGGACACCAACCCCAAACCGATTGTAGTGGTTCGCGACAGCAAGGAAGGATGGGCAAGTGCTCTCAGACAACTCATTGGTCACCTCTATCACGGCTATGCTCCGGGATGGGACGTTAGTAAGGTACGACCTGCGGGAGCAAGACTTAAGACTTTCGGAGGTCGTGCTAGCGGACCTGCGCCACTTGTTGAGCTATTCACCTACGTCTCTGAGGTCATTGGAAAGGCCCGAGGACGTAAACTAACAAGCCTAGAATGCCATGACATCATGTGCAAGATTGCTGAGGTCGTGGTTGTCGGCGGTGTTCGTCGGTCTGCAATGATCTCGCTGAGCGACTTGCCAAGCGAGGAAATGCGACATGCCAAACACGGAAGCTGGTGGGACGTTAACCCCCAACGAGGACTTTCTAATAACTCTGCGGTGTACCTGGGAAGACCCAGCGTCGGAGAGTTTCTACGGGAGTGGCAATCTCTATACGACAGTAAGAGTGGGGAGCGAGGCATATTCAATCGCGCAGCAAGTGTGCGACAAGCTGCTCGAAACGGGCGACGACTCACTGCCGGTCAAGACTTTGGAACCAATCCCTGCTCTGAAATCATTCTTAGGCCAAATCAATTCTGCAATCTCACCGAAGTTGTCGTACGATCTGGTGATGACTTTGGAGCCCTGGAACGCAAAGTGCGACTGGCCACCATTCTTGGGACCTTTCAATCCACTCTCACTAAGTTTAAGTATCTCAGGGATATCTGGCGGAAGAATACAGAAGAGGAACGTCTACTTGGCGTCAGTCTTACCGGCATCCTCGACCACCCCATCCTCGGACGTAATGGTGAGGGTTGCGACTGGCTTGAACGCCTTCGAGAAGTAGCCGTTGAGACTAATGCGGAGATTGCAAAACAGCTTGGCATTACGGCTAGTGTCGCTATTACTTGTGTTAAGCCTAGCGGTACTGTGTCCCAACTTGTGGACTCTGCCAGTGGCATTCACCCTCGTTGGAGCCCTTACTATATTCGTACCGTTCGAGGAGACATCAAGGACCCTCTCACCACCTTCCTTATTGATCAAGGAGTCCCGTACGAGGCGGATCGGATGGCAGCACAATCAACAGTTGTCTTCAGTTTCCCTCAACGAGCTCCCGAAACAGCTCTATGTCGCGAGGACATCACAGCTCTAGAGCACCTGGAGATTTGGCGAAACGTTCAAGAGCACTGGTGTGAACACAAACCGTCCATCACAGTCAATGTGAAGGAGGACGAGTGGGTCAAGGTTAGCAGTTGGGTCTGGGACAACTTCGACATTCTGTCGGGTGTGGCATTCCTACCCTATAGTGAGCACACGTACCAGCAAGCTCCGTACCAGGAGATCACCAAGGAAGAGTACGACGCCTGGGTGAGGTTGATGCCAAAGAAGATCGATTGGAAGCTACTGGAGGCGTACGAGGCCACAGACAACACAACCGGTTCACAGGAGTACGCGTGTGCAGCAGGCTTTTGCGAGATCGTATAACTGCCGTGATCTACCGGAGTAGGGCAGACCTCAGCTACACAAGTAGTTGACGCGTAACAGCCGATAGATCAAAGAGAAGCCCCGCTAGGAGAAATCCCGGCGGGGCTTTTTTTAGAGGTTGCCTGTGATGCGCTTGTTTGTCAGGCCCTTTGCATTCGGTCTCTTACCCGGTGGCTGAATGTACCGGGGAGGGCCGTTTGGCAGTGGGCTCGAACTAGCACCAGGATTGAATGTGTCGTCGGCAGAGCCGATCCGCTGATCATTGAACGAGCTCTCATTAACGATTGGAGTTCGCTGACTATAGTTCGGTGTCACTAGCTTCATTTGCCAGCCTCCTGCTTGGGCAGACCAACAGCCCAGTCATGGACAGCTTGCAGGCGAGCAGTGTTCACCGTGCAGATGTCCGCGTCAGCCCCACTGATCACGATCCCTTTAGGAAACTGGGAACTGACACTGGGTCCGTCGCTGCCTTGGGCGGCTGGAAATTGATTATTACTGGATTGCTCGGGACCACCTTGACCGGCTTGGAAGCGCAGGAGATTAGCCCTGTACTTAGCAAGCAAACCAGAGTAGTCGCTATCAGCTTGGTCCGCACTTGCTTTGGACTCCTTTTCTAGAGTGGCTTGAACTGCAAGCGCGTTGGCGTTCGCAGTGTCTTGAGCGGTCTTGAAGTCTTGAATGTCCTTGGCATGAGCAGCAACTTCCTTCGTGAGGTTGTCACGCGTATGCTTCAGCTCGTAACCCGTGAACAGGTTGAGCGCCAACAGAACACCAATAATCCACAGGTACCAGTATTTAAGCATACTAGCACCAATGTTCTTGAGAACGTTGCCAACCGCACTGAAGTCAATTCCAGTAACGGCTGGACCAATTTTACCTAGAAACCCGAGGGCTGCTGTGAACCACATCACGCACCTTTCATACAGATATTGTACTCGCCTTGACGACGATCCGCAAGGCCCTTTGAGTAAATCTTACCAACAAACGAATACTTGAGCATGTCAGTGCAGCCCAACTTAAACTGCTTTGCCTTGAAGTCACGGGCAACAGAACTCTTCTCGTAGGTACCCAGCCCCACGTTGTAAGCAAAGCTAATAGTAGCGGCCATTACGTACGGCTTCTTGTCGAGACCTGGAGTGATCTTCAGGATACCCGCACCAGCCGTAGTGATGTCCTTCTCCGTGAGGACGTTACACTGATCCTTCGTGTACGTCTTCATGACGATGTCTGGGCCTGTGTGGCCATTGCAGACAGACAAGACTCCGGCGATGTCCCGATAGGGATGTGGCACGTACCCCTCCCGCTGCTGAATGAATGGGGAGATCAGAGCAATTGCAGCAGCAAGCCCCCCAGCACTACCAACGGTCACTTTATTGACGGTCGCCATTATCGGTGACTAAGCAAGTTAAGAACAAAAGTAATCACCCCCGCTATGCCGGACGCACCCACGACTAGCAACGAGGCTAATCCGATAGCACCCATCCCCTTGTGTTTCATCTCAAGGAGTTCATCCAGCTTTGTAACGATCAAGTCCATCTTGACCTCTAATTGTTCGACCCTAATCTCTAGGGCACTGACGCGTTCACCAACGGGCATGACCCCGTAGTGGCGCTCGATGTTATGATCCGGCATTGAACAGTTCCTCCCTAGCAGCCTTTTTCATGTCAGTCTGAATGCTCCTTACTTGAAGTACCTTATCTTGATCTGACATATTACGCCACTCAGGGGTACTCATCTCCTGTCGGACCGTTTCCACAATGGCACGGCCAGCCACTCGTTGATAGTTCTGGAACTCAGTGGTGGTCAGCTTCTTACTGGTTCCGTCGTCCAATTTAACAGTCATCTGGACGGGAGTAACAATGGCGGCCTTGGTGAGACCAGCCAAACGAGCAAGTTCCTTTTCAGCGGGATCAGTAGTCTCCGCAACACCATTGCCCTGAAGTCCAGGAATGATGGTGTGAACGCCGGTTAGACTCTGCCCATTTGGAATAGGATTGCCATACACTGAATAACGAGTTGGCAGTCCACGGTTAAGGCCAGGAATTGCGGATTGAACATTATTGGCAATCGAGCCGATGATATTAGTGGGGTCAACTTCATCTGTGGGAGCACGGGTGTCCACCTGATTGGGGTTAGTCATACGGCCAACCTGGTTAAGGGCGTTGGGCACCCACGTTTTTGCTTCGTCTCCAATGAACTGATTGACCTTGGTCCCAGCAGTGGCACCATTATCAGACGCAGCCTCAACTGCCGGAGCAACACTATCCACCCACGTCTCAGACTCAAAGCTGTGCATGATGGACCCGAGAGCAAGCTTTAGGCCGATACCAACCTGGCCTTCGTTAGTACCCTTCTCATAGGCTTGTCGCATGGACGCAACCATTTGAGCAGTGGAGTTGTGGACATCGAATGGATTAAGGGACATAGCCAGCGTCCCACCAGTATTGTAACGACCATCTTCATGCACCGCATTGGGCCGGAAGCCAGACGCCTCAAACTCTTTCTTCTTGTTCGGGTCCGTGGGACCTTCACCAGTCAATTTGTTGTACGTAGCGTCCGCAGCAGCCCACAGAAGGCCGAGCTTAGCGGTTCCGTACGCCACACGAGCCAGTACGAGATCACTTCCAGGCCCACCAGCGAGGAACTGCTTACGAGTGGCAGCACTCAGGACGGCCAGGGGCGAGCGCTCAATGATACGCGTGGTGAGGCTGTTAGCCGCCACACGAATGAAGGGGGCGAGATTGTTAGCCACGAAACTGCCAAAGCGCTCGGGGACCGACGCACCAGGACCAATAGCCTTAACCTTGTCAATCCAGGACGTCAGACGGTTGGGATTGAGCAAGAGCATCTTCTCCGCGTCCGCACGAGCCTGAGTGAGCATGGTGATCGGGGGAGCCTTTGCGATGGTGGCCCCAAGGGTCATCACATCGTCCCGCGTGTACGGTTGACCAGACGCCTTGAGCTGAGCCTCAGCCTCACGAGCACCCAACCCATACAGCGCTTGGCTGACAGCGTGAGACCGGAAGAACGTGTCCTGAGCCACAATGAGATCGGTGGGCTTGGACAGAAGACCCAGTCGCGGGTTCTTGAGGCCACTATAGCTGTTAGCCGGGTTCGTGGGAACGCTCGCACCAGAGGGCAGTACCGCAGACCCTTCACCGGTCTTAGCGGCTTCCAGCGTCTTGACGTACACTTCGTGATCGAAGACTGAACGAGCAGTGCCGAACAGACGAGCAGTGATCTCATTGGCCGTGATACCAGGGGCCGTGGTTCGACCCGTGAGCCCCTCAATAGCCTGACGAGCCTTACCAATAGGCATGGCGAGAGCGTGATCGATGATGGAGTGGGCGATACCAGTCATCATGTCTAGCGGGGCTTTGACGTGAGTCGCGAGACCGCTGAGCATGGCATTGTAGTGGAACGCGGTGAGATACTGTTCCCAGTACGGCTGATCAATCGCCTGCATGGCAGCATGAGCGCCAGCGGGGTTTTGATTGTTCATCAGGTTCTTGATGAGGGTAGCGACCTTCATGAATTTGGTGGGGTCATCAGCCAACTCGGCGAGACCAGAACCTTCCTGACGAAGCAAGTCCGCAACGGCAGCCATGGTGGAATTGTTATAGCTGGACGCAGCCTTACTCACATTCAAGGCACGACCGATCTCAGCCCGTTCACCCTTAATCCGAGCGACGAGGTAAGCACGATCAGCCAGAGTTTGAATATAGGCAGCCTGATCTTTAGCAGACCAGTCAGGGGTACCCAACTTATCATTCAGCTCAGCGATCTTACCATCAGCCATGTTAGCGGCAGACTGAAGACGGTACAGCTTGGTCGAGAGGTCACCCGGATTGGTTTCCTTCAGGGCCTTGATCTGACTGGGGCTGAACCCTGCGTCTAGGGCAGCCTGACGATCCTCTTCCCAGGTCCGTTCAGTCGGGGTGTACCCCTTGTCGAGGTCCTTATAGATACCTTCCAGGTCTTCTGCACGGTAGCCGGGTTCAGATGCCTGTTGACGCATGATGAACTTGTTAGCACCGAGAGCCTCGCGGGCTTCAGCCTCGGACTTGAAACCACTGGGTGCGGGAATGGCACTCTCTTGCGGTCCGGCGGATACACCTTGTTGAGACCGAGCAAGCTCAATCACATTGGACCTGTACTCAGGATCAGCCCAGAAGCGGGGATCAGCCTTCAGGCGGTCGATGTGATCCAACAATTCAGGGTCTATTTGCTCACGACCCATAGCGTCTTCACGCATGAACTTGGGACCGTTAGCCCGAGCCTCAGCAATTGCCTTGGCTTGGTCTGACATGATCGTAGCATCGGGATTGATCTCAGGCGAGTTGGGGCTGAAGAAGTGATCGGCCATCGTCTCGGGTTGATCGACTTGACGAGTGACGTCCTCGATCTTCGGGTAGCCCAGTTGCTCAGACGCCTGATCAGCCACCATACGAGCCTCAGGATGAACACCACCATTCATCGCCAGGGTACGTTGAGCACGCAGAAGACGGGCCTGCGGAGTGTCACCCCACACAAGATCGCGGTAGGTATGGTCAGCTTGCTCACCCAGTTGATCACCAGACGTCTGGGTCTTCATGAACTTGTTGGTACCGTCTTGTTGGGCACCACGGAAGCCATTCATCTCAGCGTTCGGCTTACCATTGATAACAGCGTCATGAGCCATAGACAGGATATTGTTGACTTCACCGTCCGAATAGGACAACTTCATACCCATCTTACGACCGAACTGCCGAGCAGTGGACGTGAGAGCGTCTTGCCAACCGGCCTTCACTCGACCCTTCTGGGACGCCTCCGCTAAGACTTCTTCAGCCGCGCGAATGCGGTCACCGCCGTACGCCCCGGGGTTCGCTTTCTGCCACGTATCAGTGTCCTTAGACAGTTGATTGACATTTCGATCAAGCATAGTGCCAATCGTCTGATCGAGCCTGTCACCGAACTTCTGGGCCAGGCCGAAATGACCCAAGCCCTCGTGGAACAGCACAGCGTTAGCAGTATCAGGATCAGTAATCCGACCACTGAACATACGCACCTTGCCATCAGCCCCGAGGAACCCTAGAGCGTCGCCTTTCGGGTCTTCCTTTAGAATTTGATCTCGGATTGCGGGGTCAGCGATGTCTTCAGGACTATGTACAACTTCAACATTAGGAGCGTTCTTCCATCCAGCCGTTTGATTGGCGATATGGTCTTGAACGGCCTGTTGGTTCTGCGCGCGGTACTGTTGCTCAGCATGGTTGTTGTACTCTTGCTGATAGTTAAAATCAGGCTGCTGAGACGGGTCCGGACCGGGCACACCATTGGTGGTCACAGGCGGATTGTCGCGGTGTTCAACCCAGGTGTTCACATCAGTCCAAGACGGCTGAGGCCCTTGGCGACCCTTGAAGAAGTTCTTGATGTCATCCACGTCACCGTGCTGAAGCAGGTTCTGATACGTGGTGTGATCAGCCGCATTCATAGCGACATGATCACTCGTCATCGGTTGGATTTGGGACGACTGTGTACGAGGGTCTTCAGGGGGCTTGGTGTCCATACCCCGGTTCTTGAAGAGATCAGACACGAAGGGAGCCACCTCGACAGCGCCATGCAGGGCGGTGCCAAAGAGACCAGCAGTTACAGTGTTCTCGATGTTCTGTTTGACATCGAAGTCCTTCTTAGCACCTTCGGCCATATCCATGAGCTGAGCAGCAGCGTCACTGGTACCACCAACAGCGGCATTACCCACACCAGCCGTAGCCAGTCGGGTTGCAACATTACCGCCAACACCCATTGCAGGGAGAACGAAGTACTCAGGATTGGCAACGATATTCGCACCAACGTTACCAACCTGCTGAAGCACTCGACCAGGACCGCTATTGATGCGGTTAGCATCCATCTGCTGCTGGGCATCTTGGCGCGCCGCGAGGACGGCCTGATTGTACCGTTGATGCAGCGCGGCATTAGTCTCACCTTGTTGGCGGCCCACACCCAGGCTTTCCATGGCCTGCCTAACAGGCTGCATGAACAGACCGTTAACAACAGCACTTTGGTAGTTGGCCCTAAGGCTGCCCACCGCTTTGCTGTTGTTAAGGTCCATGATCCCCTGTTCAAGGGCATTCGGAGCATGGTTAGCAGGCCCAGAACTAGTGAGATCGTGGAAAGTCTGACCGATTACGCCAAGACCAGTCGCTCCCGGGGCTCGTTGCGGAGCCGCAGGTTGAGTGGCCCAAGCGGGGGCTTGAGGCTGAGGAGCAGCCGAAGAAGCAGCCCAATCAGGGACAGCATCAGCCATTGTTACGGGTTAACTCCGAAGTGCGCCACGAAGGCTCCTTTGGTTTCGGGATGGGCTTGGACATAGGCTCTGTCAGCAGCCGTGGGGGCTGGCTTACCACCGGGAGTAGTTAGGCCGGGTGGTAGAGTACGACCCTTCTTAGCGACCGCAGTCATGTGATCAAAGGTGGCTTGTTCAGCCGGTGTAAGTTGTTGACCACTGTTTTGCTTGGCAATCAGACCTTGCAGTATATTCGCACTAGTCGGCCTGTTGTTAGTCTCATCAGTGTTGTAGTTGCGAGAGCCAGCACCAATACCAGCAGCCTTAACGCGGCTAGCGGCATTGACATCAGTGTTACGCATAGAGGTCTGCTGTTGCGACTGACGATCACCGTGTTGGCTGATCTGCTGAGCAGTCATACCAGATGTGGCACCAAGAGCGCCAGGAGTGTACTTGTCCGGAACACCAAACTGAGTTGAAGCGTCCGTGTTAGGGTCGATAGCCTTCACTCGTTGGTCCCAGCGAGACAGACGAGCCTGATAATCTTCGGGGGTTTGAGCCTGAGCCAGATCAGCCTGAGCAACCGAGTTCATCCGATTGAACAAGTTGTCATTGCGAGCCTGAATCGTCTGCTGATGATACATCTGAGTGTTCTGCATAGTGGCCCTACGCAGTTGAGTATCATTGTAATTCTTCTGCAATTGGTCAGCCATCTCGGGAGACCCAGCAGCACCAGTGGCAGCGATCCGTTGAATGGCGGCTTGAGCGGCCTGAGGATTGTTGGGGTCGTATCCAGCCATCGCTTGACCGATCTCTTGGCGTTGCATTCGGGGTTCGTACTGGGCTTGACGACCAGAACCAACCAGAAATGCGTCACCAAGAGCGCCCAGCATGTTTCGCAGGGTGCCGTGCTGGAGACCCGACGGAAGCAGACCATACAGACCAGGATTAGCCATACCACCACGGAGAGCAGGTTCACCCGTCAGAGCATTACTAACAGCACTAGCATCGCCACTGTTGTTGTAGTTCAAACCTGGAGGGCTAGCAGTCTGCGGGGCACCCGGATCAACCGGACCAGGTAGACCAGTAGTCAGAGGACCCGGATCAAGTACGGGTTGAGATTGAAGACCAAGGTCTTGAGGCGGGGCCTTCGGAGCAGCGGTCACAGTCAGTTCATCAACCGAAGGACCGGGATCAGGAGCGCCTTGGAGGTAGTCGTCAAAAGCTGCCATGATTATTTCGCCAGAAGGGAGCCGATGAAGCCACCAGCACCACCATTGTTGGAACTTCCGCTGCTAGAGCCACTCGACATGCTCTGTTGACCAGCACCAGCCAGCACACCAGAACCCTGAAGACCAGAGTTAAGCAGGTTTTGCAGTTGGCCAGTATAGTTGCCGTACTGCGTGTTAGCGTAGTTCTGACCGTAAGTGTCGAGAGCCTTCAGAGTACTCCCCGAGTTGAGCAGACCTTGAGTGGCTGCGCCCCCGGTAATAGAGTCCATACCCTGTTGCTTACCGAACTGGTAACCGGTAGAGTTCCGGAAGTTCTGGAAACCCTGGGTTTGTGCGTCTCCGCCGTTCAGGCCGAGTAGATTACCGAGCATTGAACCCGCAGCACCACCCTGGCCAATGGTTCCACCGAGAGCCTGTTGCAGGTACGGGAACGCTTGGTTATTGGAGACGGACTGCTGAGAACTCTGCTGCTTGGAGCCACCGAAAATGTCACTCACAATTGAATTCCTTTTTAGTTATGATGAACAGTTCATACTGCTTATCGTTAATCTCTTCCACCCCGTAAGACGTGAAGCCACTCTTGCGGCTCAGCCATTGCGCGTCTTTACGGTGGAGCGGTGTGAACCCCATCAATACATGTATATTATAACACGAATTGAATAGCTCGTCAAGGAAACCACGGGCTGCGGTGATCGCAGATCGGCCCCGTGACTTGAAATAGTAGTGCCCCGAATGCACCTTCTTAATTGGAAATCCGTACTCGAATAGGGCTAGATCACCCTCATTATTCTCAAGAACGATGTTCTGTTCCCGAGCTAGCCATTCGATAGGATCGATAGAGTGATTGTTACCTAGAAGACAAGCAATTGCGGGTTCGATTTTCATCGCGTCCCACGTACGCATTAGACCCACCAGAGCAACATCACAGAACCCGTATAAGAGGGCGGAGCAGAGGGGCTAAAGTAGTGACGAGGACGATAGAGCCAAGGCTCGAAACCCAGTCGAAAGATACCACCAGGATCGGCAATCCACTCCACTTAGAACAGCTCCTCGATCATCACCGAGCCAGACGCAGTCATAGACGCTGAAGGGGCCGTTACGAGCTGTAGTGCGAAGCCCTGCCCAGGTGCGATTACAGGTCGCTGTTCAGGAGCTGGAAGCCAGAACACACCGTTCAAGAACTCCCAGTCGCGGGACCAGATTAGGGCCTGCGTACCTGAGGTGGTTTGGTTAGTTGTGTCATTCACACGAGCCGTTACGGTCGCAGCAACATCACCCGGGACGATGGGGCGCGGGGTCGCAGCAGAACCACCAGAACCAACAGTAGCAGTCGCAGGGTTGCGGACCCACTTCAGGCTCTTGGCTTCCCAGGTCGTCAGAGACTTTTGGCCCAGCTCCACTCCATGCACCTTAAAGGCCATGTTAGCGGTCGCTAGAATGCCGAACAAGTCCTGAGCAGCAGTGATAGCCACATCGGTGAATGAGACGGTGTAGAGTCTACCCATAGTCTTAGAACCTCAAGTAAACGTTCTCACGGGATCGTGAGCGCGGTGGGGGTTTGGTGTCTTGTAGAATAGCGTACGCAATTAGCTTACTGATATTGAGAGCAGTCTGAGGTGGGGCCAGAATGGCCGAAGCTTCTAGTTTACTGACGTTAGCCGCAAGTTGCGGGGGAGCCAGAATGGCCGCACCTTCGAACTTAGAGGTGGCCATGAACGCTTGGGTATTGGTATCAAGAGTGCTGAAGCCAGCAGGAGTAGGATACCACATGTCTGCTGCGCCGAAGCGAGCAGTACAACTTGAACCAGCATCATCTGAGCCAAAGATTGGGAAGTAAGGTCCAGCATTGATCGTAGAGATGGATCGTCCACCGGCTCCTGTGGCAGGATTATCAGTGGGACTTAGGTTCCAGAAACTGTCATTCAACGCAAACCAGATCAGTTTGGCAGTAAAATCCACAGCCACTCGAACCGTGTACACATTGTTCAAGCCTTGATCGGTCTGCATGTTCGTCTGAACAGCGTTAAAGTGAACTTCACCACGCTGTGGCCAGCCACCGACAGAGTTGTTGTTAGCCACATTACCGATTAGATTGGTGAACACCTCGCTGGCATTCGCCCAACCGACAGCCCAGTGGTTCGTTCCAACAACAACCCACGCCTCATAATACAACTTACCACCAGCAAAACTCGTATCACATCGAACGCCACCGATAGTCGCAGCACTCTTTGTAGCCGTCAGATTACTGCCACTCAGAGTGATGTTCGATTTGTCAGTAGTTGACCAAGCAACCATTAGGTGATACTCTTAACACCGATGTTGAAGCCAGACGCATTACCAATTTGAGCAGTGGTCCAGTCGGCTGACGTGTTGGGGTTCTGAGACCACCAGTTAGAGTAGGTCTGCCAGAAGGTAGTTAGTGGCATGTCAGCGCTAAAGAAGTCAGAGCCACCTGTACGGACATTCAAATCGATCTTCGTTGGACCACTAACGCCCTTCAACGCGCGAGCCACCACACCGAATGCGAGCACGGAGAAAGACCCAGTGGCAACAGCAGCATTAGTGTACTGATCGATCTGGTTAGCTGTAGTTGAACCATCAACAGTGCTGTCATTGAATGGAGTTTCATTGACGTTAGCGGCTGCGGGTGAACCAGTATCGAAGTTATGGGTGTTACCGTTCGCCACCGGGAGAAAAGCATTGAGAGAGCAGGCACGGGTGTCCACATTCAATACCATACACTCGGAGACAAAGTACGAGTTACCTGAACCAGTGTTACCAAATCGAACAGCAGCAAGTGAAGTCACACTGTCAGTCGTCACGTCTCCGGTGAACGAGCCGAGTAGAATACCTTTGTAATAGATGCTGATCGAACCAGCAACGGCATAGTTGACAAACAAGTCCATCTTGGTGGCTTCAAAACCCGTAGAAGGAATGTCCCATACGAGGCCGGTGATCGTAATCAAGGTAGTTGCCACACCGGCAGCCGTAACCTTCTCGACAACCATGTTGTTAGGATTGCCACCTGAGGTAAATCTTAGTCGGATACGGGTAATTCTACTACTATCAAGCAGCGCAAGAGGAATGGCATTAGTAACATTACCAGCAGCGAAGCTGTTACAAGTCCGGAAACCAACCCAGAATGTGGACTGATTGAAGGCTGGGATCGTCTCAACCCAATCAGTCGTAATGGCACTACCGGGGTTAATCCCCGTTGTGACGAAACCAGGACGGTGACGACCAGCATTTGTATCAACAATGGCAGACCCGAAGAACGTGAAATCTATGTCTTGTGTTCCGGCCCAGTAAACAGTTGCACTCATGTGTCACGTCGTCCCAAGATTGTTCCATAGATGGTGCCCGTCATACCGTTCAGATTAGAGGGCGCTACGATAGTTACCGTTTGATTGATCGTTACAGGTGCGTCCGCAGCAATTGTGAAAACACCTGTCAGAGAGGCAGCACCAAAGGTGAAGTGTCCAATGGTCACAGCGTTGACCTGAATGTTAAAGGTCGTAGAGCTGCTGGGGGCTACACCATCAATGCGAGCTTGGTGAGCACCAAAGGAAGGTGCAGATAGAATAGTCCACGGAATGCCAGCGTCCACATACCTAATCGGCTGACTAAGGGTAATACTTGCAATGGGACGATCATAGGCAAATCCGAAGAAGCGAGGGTTGCTAGCCTGATGCCACTTACCATCAATCGCTACGTAGATAGTGTACGGGTTGGTAGATTGATCAATGAACTCGGCCCCATCATCAGGGACGGGATCAACAGGAGGAGTACCAGTACCAAACGTGGGAACACTGATGAGGCCGTTATTGACACGCTGAGTGGCCCAACGACGCTGGAACTCAGGAGTAGGTCGGCCATCTTTGCTGACAATGGCAATCCGCCAGTCAAGCGGCCCAGTGTCCTTAACGGTGTCATTCATTACTTGTAGTCCCGTTGACCGTCAAACTCCTGACCACTGTCAGCCCCCGTACCTACTGTGAGAACAACGTCCGCACCATCCAGGCGAATAGGCCCAGAATAGTCGGTAATTCTAAACACACGGCCAGGAGCGCTAAAGGAACCAAGGGCATTCCATATAATCTTTTGCCCATCCATGTCAGTAAGCGGGATATCGAACTCCTTTGACCAAGTCTTCCCATTATCATCACTAAACGCAAGACTAACTGGTTGTGCAATGCTACTCTCATCATCAACTGAAGCGGTCAAAGTAAAGTTCGCAACACCGATAACTGAACGGGTACGTGTGGGGACACCACCCGTGACCATATGCTGGACTTCGCGCCACGCCTCGTCCAGAGGTTGGTTCGGGTCCATCTCATACAGATAGGTGTACAGAGCGTCACCACCAATAACTCGAAGCCCCCACATCACCCCATGAGTGAAGTTGATGCCCGGGAAGCCTTGCGACTGGAGTTGACACCATTCTTGAGTCGTCATGTCGTAGGCCCAGTCACCCTCAGGGCCGAGAGGCAGAACGTAGAAGCGGTGACCATCCATTACGAAGGTCCAGGCAGCCTGGCTAGCCGTGCTAGGAACACCTTCACCGTACGCCATTAGAACGGACGCCTGACTGATACTCGGTGTTGAATTCCGAGTACCAGCCGAGACGGCGGCAAGAGCCATGTCCTGCGTGGCGTAGCCGAATGGAGTCTGTGCAGGCCCATACGCAGACAGTGTCACCACCTGCGAAGCTAGGGCATTTACTTTTCCACCGCCCTCAGCAGCAAGAACAGCGTCTTGAGTGAGGCGGGCTGAGACAGCAGGAGCAGTCATTAGGTGTCCCGATTAATTTGGATCGCACCGTTAACGAGGGTGGCCGGAGAGATCGGGCCAGAAGTGTCCGGATCGATCTCGAAAATGTCCCTGTAGTAGCTGGGACCAACCGTCAGAGCGTGAGTAGTGCCAGTGCCCACCCCACCCAGAGCACCAACCAGAGCGGTGTTGAAGGTACCCAGACCAGAGTCAGACTTCAGAGCCCTAGTCGTGATCTGGATTGCACTCACGAGAGTGGTACGGGGCGGAGGACGCTGGATTTTGAAGTTAGACGGACCGGGAATGGAAGTACCGCCCGAGAGTGTCGTACCAGTCCAACTACTATTAGCCCCGGTCTCAGTGCTAGCAATGCTGTTACCAGCCGTACCAGCCGTAAGAGCGGTCACAAGCATCTGCCCAGCCGGGAGTTGGCTGGCGATAACGTCGAGATTGGCGGTCGTACCAGTACCGTACTTAGTACCAACACCCGGACCAGCATTGATCGCATTGAACAGGTTCTGCAGGCTGTTCTGAACGTTAGTGTCGATCAGAACTTCGAATGCGGCACCAGTCAACACGGTCTTGTAAGTGTACACCGCAGGCGTAGCCGCAGCCTTGGTACCAACAGTAACCGTTTCATTGTTGGCAAAGTTAGCCGTTGCAGTCAGGGTACCAGTAGCAGGCAGGAACGGAGCAGCGATGAAGGTGCTGTCGTCCGGAATGACCTTACCAATGGTCGAGAACGCACCAATCAGCGGCCCATCATTAACCGTCTGTTGGACAGCCACTTGGGACGCCATGGTCGTGTTGTGCAGGCTCTCATCCTGGATCAGACTATCGAAGCCAGCCAGGAGGCTAACATCAGTCCATTGAGGGTCAGCCGGGCTACCACGAGGGAATTCAACCGTAGCGGGGGTGAAGTTCGCCATGTAGCGAGCAAAGCCGACAGTCAGACGGAACTCGTCCAGCCAACCATTGAAGGTCGAACCAGCAAGAATGGGCAGACCACCAGCATTATCGGGCTGGCAGCCGAGACCAAATCGAGCCGTACCTGTGAAGTACGTGTTGCTGTCCGCAATAGGCAGGCCGAGTTGCTGACCGTCTACATAGAGGAACAGGAAACCCGAGGAACGGACCACAGCGAAGTGGTACCATTGATCGAGGTTCGGAGTGAACGGATAAACAATAGGTTGTGCCACGGTAGACACGGAACCATCAGTCGAGGTCTGGAAGCACAGACTACCGTTGTTCAGGCTTTGAGAGCCGAGGAACAGTTGGTAGCTTCGCTGGTTGTGGGTCTCATCGTACTTACCGAAGATGACAGCCTTGTTCGAGCCTGTCGGGAGGCTTTGGAACCTCACGAAGCTCTCAATAGTGAAGTCACCAGAACCAATGTTCTGAGACGAGTTGTCCAGAGCCCAGGCACCACTGAGGTTGCCGTGGATGTCAGTGGGCAGAACGTCCAGAATGCCAGCACCTAGTTTCTTGTAGTAGTTCGGGGTCCAGCCAGCAGTCGTGGTGTCACCATTAGCGTTCAGCGTGGCGATCCGACGATCCCCCAGGAAGCCATTGTTCACACTACCAGCCGCGTCCCTGACGAACAGATCGTCAATGTAATGCGGAGGCGTACCAGCCCGACCCGAGGTCAGGTAGGTGAGCAGAGCAATGGTGCCAGTGATGGCCGCGTTAGTGACACTCAGGACGGGACTCAGAGCCGCAGCAGCATCATCCACCCTCAACTTGAAGGTGTGAGCCGAGCTGTCGATTTCCATCTCGAAGAAGTGCCAGTTCTGCGGAACGATTACAGGACCGGAAGTGGTACCAAGGACAGTACCCGTAGGGCCAAGCAGATCGAGCGCACCCGTAGGAGTATGCTGAAGGTAGCAGATCAGAGCACCACCACCATCTCGGAACTCGCAGATGGTCGCCGTCACCGGACCAAAGGTCGCGTTGAAGGTGCTCTCTGCGTAGCCGAACGACTGGAAGAAGTGCGTACCCGGAGTGGGGACAGCGTACGACAGACCAACGGTACCAGCACCACTGGCCGCTAGGGCGTAAAGGCCCGTCCGAGGACCCCAAGAGGGGATTTCGGGAGCCACCTGAACGACGGCAGCGTACGCCCCGAGGGACATATTGGCAGCCCCCACAGCGTCCTGACCATAATGGTCGAAGCCGTCCATTAGAAGTGCAGTCATGGTGTTAGTCCTTGTTGTCTACGGACCTGATAGCGAACCCGCTCCTCGATCCCATTATTTGAAATTCGATTGACACCCCAACTTGCATCGGTAGCGTCTCCCTGTTGGAAGCCAATAGAGTACACTCGGCCATCGTCACCGACGAGAATGACCCCATCATCCACCACAACCGGTGTTCCAGCGATAACCCCACGAGCATACACTCGACCCTGAATGGGGGCGAATGGGGCGGCTAGGTTACCTGTGGCGTACCAGTTCTCAGTGGACTTCTCTCCCATGATCATCACCTGATCGCCCACCGCGCGCATAACACTAATGGGGTCGGGGGAGCTTTCCTTCGAGGCAAAGTTGAGCGGGTCGATAGAAGTCTCGCCCGGATTGACCCAGAAGAACTTTTGAGTAAGCGGAGTACTGACCAGCACATAGCTGCTAACCTGGGTCACCGAACCAGCGGCAACGCCATCAGGCATTGTGCAGCCCTGGAGAGCCTCAAGTCCACCATTAGCCAGCGTGCCAGTACCCGTGGCAGTCAAAGCAGCACCACCAGTAACTGTGAAGGTGATCGAGTCACCGCCAACACCAGCCAGTAGAGCGCTAAGCTTCAGGGCTGTAGCCGGACTGTCACCGCTGTTATTGGCCGCACTAACGAGGGTGTTAGCCCCGGCAATCGTGCTGCTGTAGTCAGTACCAGGAGTACCGGTATTCATGATCGCCAGAACAAGCTGGTCCAGCGGAGCAAGCCCAAGGCTCACACTCGTGGGGTTTACCACGAAGGGGTTCGCATTGGTGCCCGCGTCCGAGGGGCTAAACGTGGTGCCCCAGATATAGAACACACCACCAACTTCGAACTTGTCAGTACCGTTAACGATGGTACCAACTTGGGTCAGAGTACCAGAAGCGGACGACTGACCCTGATAGTACTGCAGGAGCAGGCCGTCAGAAATCCAAAGACGCTGATAACCCGCACCAGCTTGCCAAGCCACCTCGGGGTAGCCAGTACCAGAGATGGTACCGAGGATATGCGTGACACTCATGTCCAGCCCAATCTTATAGAGATTAGAGCCACACACAACGAACAGGCTGTCGTTAAACAGACCGGACAGAGTGTAGTTACCACGCATTGCCCCGAGACCCGTGAAGGTGCCCTGATCAAGAGGACCTTCAATCTGGGTCGTACCTGGGCGAGCCAGCACAGACGTGCCTTCGCGCAGGTTGGCAGGGTTCTGTTCCAACCAACGGTTAAGAAGTTCAATGATCGGGGCACCAGCGTAGAGACGCTCGTACGCACCTTTACCTAGAGGAACAGCAGTCATTAGATGTACGGGAACCCAGAGTTGAAGGTCGCATTCGGATCAGCGTAAGGCGGCCTATTCGTACCGAAGTACCTGTAGTAGTTGGTCGTGTAGAGCAGAGCATTCTCCGAGCCCACTTGGGTCGTACTCTGGCTGTAGCGAGCAGTGAACTTCGACTTGACCTCCTTGAGGATTTCAACCGAAGCCGGATGCATCACCTGCCCATAGCGGGGATTAAGGCGCATGGCCAAGAGGATGATGAACATGTCATCAAACTCGGGACCCCAGGGCATGTCTCCATCCAGTGTGATCGGGCTTACAACAACCCAGTCACCTAGATCACCTCGGTACATCCATTCACGCTTCTCACCGTCCGTGTTGTACGTCTGGCTGGGAAGACCCTCCAGGGTACGACCATTACCGTTGACGGTGAATGGATTGGTGCTGAAGTTACCAGCAACGTCCACAATGCCCATTCGGGCACCATCATGAGGGATGGGGGACAGATTGATCAAGCCAGGACCAGTGAGATTACACATGATACGGTAGTTCGTCTGAATGAACACGTTCCCAGGCAGCTCATTAGACCACCAAGGGTAACCGGCAGGCGAATTGATATCGAGTGTACCGAGCGGGAATGGGCTCAGGTTCTCACCCATCTCATTACCAAGCACACTGGCAACCAACGTCTGGAGCTTTCCAAACGCTTCGGCTTGTTGGTCGGTAGTGGGATCAACGCCGAGCGGGATCAGATTGGTCTCCCGCAGAGCGTCATTGATGATCGAGGCTACAGTGGTCATTAGACTAGCGTTCCACCATCCGTATAAACGTCGATACGAACTCGACCGTCCTTGGCAGTAGAGCCAGGGAGAGGGTTCTTGATACGTACAAAGAAGGCGTCGGCGTTCTTCCGATCACCGGCGGTAATCTTGAAGGGATGATGACACACAAGCACACCATTATCAGCCGTCAGGCTGGGCGTGGCAGTGGGATCACCATAGATGAAGAACGGGTGGGTGTGCGGAAACACAGAAACCCGCAGAGAGGCTAGCAGACCGGCTGTAACGATCTTGAACCAACCATCTTGCGGGCCAACTTGATAGGACTTAGTCGCCATTGATTTCTATATCCCTTGGCAAAAGTGGGGAGAGCCACAATCGACCCTCCCCGTAGTTTTGTATTACTTCACTACCCCACGAGTGTTGAGGTCTTGAAGCAGGGCCATCACAACGCCCGCGAGCTGCGGAAGAGTGACAGACCCAGTAGCAAACGTAGTCCGTTGGGGGGTACCAGTAGCCGCAGCTACCGAAGAAATGGCACCCGCCTTCAACTTGGCTTCAAACCAAGGACGTTTAGCGTTAACTTTCGGGGTAAAAGCCATCAGTTAGTCTCCCTTAGGAACCGTTAATGCGGACAATCCGCCTGCGGTCAACCACGTTAGCAGCCAGAGCCACGTCGAAGCGGACTTGGTGCTCACCGGTGTTGAAGACAGAGTTCTGCCACATACGGACGGACAGCGGAACCTTGGTCAGCGCCTTGCGCGAACCGATACCGGTCGCAGGCATGATCAGGTCAGCCGTGTTAACCACGATAGCGTCCTTGTTCAGGATCGCACGAGGCTTCACAACCGCCGAGGTACCCGTAATCCAAGTAACAGCAGCGCCATCGGTCGGGGCCTGAGCGACAGTGGCGTGAGCCGTGTCGTTGTTGACCTGAGCGGTGTTGCTGAAGGCACTCGGGATGATCATCGCCGGGAAGATACGCACCAGGGTAGCATTACCGGCAGTAGCCGTGTAGTTACCAATGACGCGGAACTCTTGGAGATGGTCCAGGGCCGCTTGGAGACGGTTGTCGTACGCAAACACACCAGCGATGGTGAACACTTCACCGTCAGTAATGGTTTCCGTACCCGCACCGATGTCCAGGGTGACAGTCTGGGTCATGTACTGACCCGGAGCGGGGCTGATAGCCACGTCCGAGTAATGCACGCTAGTGCCGCCAGAGGCAGTGAAGCTCGACGGGTTGTTGTGCGAACCAGCAGTCAGGGTCGGGAGTTGCTGGGTGAACAGCGTCGGGATGCCCGCGATCTTGCCTTCCCACCCGTTCCGGAAGATACCCGAACCGATGTCAGTCAGAGACGCGTTGTCCTGCACGACCGCCGAACCCAGGGCCTGCTTGTCACCGTACGTGAGCACGGCTCGCAGGTCTTGGTCCATAACACCTTCTTCCTTCAGACGGGTATAGCCAGAGGCCACGTCGTCATAAGCTTGGACGGTGTTACCGGCAGTACCCAGCCAGTTGTTGGACGCGTTAACCGCAAAGCCCAGAATGTAAGCGTCGATCTGTTCCGCGAGGTTCAGAGCGGCACCCTTCAGAGCTTCCGACTCACGCGCAGCGCCGATGTCCCGAATCTTCACGAAGTCCTGCCAGCCCATGCTCGACCCGAAGACGGTGTCGATCTTGTACTGCTCAGAACCGAAGACGGTATTCTGCGTGCCCGGGGTCGTCAGGTCTTGAACGCCCGAGGTGGTCTTAGTCACAACGTAACGGGGGACCACCTGCTCGACCACGGTCAAAGCGTTTCGGTCGTTCATTTCGTTGTCGAACTTACGCCAAGTTACAAGCTCAGCGGAAGTCAGGTTATTTTGGAAGATCGCAGCAAACGAGTTAAGGACAAGTTTTGCCTGATCAACGGTAACAGTACCAGCCATTGAATGGGGCTCCTATATTAGTGAAACGCCTTACTTCTTACGGAAGTACTCCGCGCTAAAGGCGTCGAGGTCATCTGTGTCAGGGGCCACACCGGTATAAGCACCATTGGTTCCACGCGCCCGCACAGCGGGAGGATTGGGAGCCTTGGTAATCTTAGGCTTGGGTGCGTCCTGTTCACTCTGTAGGAAGCGGCTTTCAATCCGACCCAGGGCGAGGGTCGCTTTCTGCGCGCCACTGTTTACGATTGCAGCAGCTTCTTCAGGGTGATTGGAGAGGTAGTACAAGACATCAGGACCCTTATCCATGTTCATAAGAACATTACTAAGGTAACCGGCGTAGTTCGGGTCAAGATTATTAAAGCCGTTCAGGAGTTCCTGGCCCTTCTCAACGAAGTCCGGATACTCTTCAGTGGCAGAAGTAACTCTCTCGTTCCACGACGATTGAAGCTCTTGCTGAACCTTCTGTTGATCCGCTACACGCTGAGACTCTGCAGTCTCGGCTTGCACCTTCGCTCGCTCTTGGTCAAGAGTGAACCGGGTCAGGTCCCGAATATATTGCGGATCGAACTCACCAAGGGCGTAGATGGGGTTGCCATCCTTGTCCAGGGCTTCCGGACTGGGTTCCGTGGCCTCTTGCGAAGTCACTTGCTCACCAGCAGGCTTCTTTAGTGCAGCAACCTCATCACGAAGCTTCTGCAGTTCCGCCGCGTTCTCACGACGGAGTTCCTCACGTTGACGTACAACCTCATCGATGCGGTCTTGAACCGTCTTCCGCTTGGGCTTGTCCGGAATTTCTTCCGTCAGCTCAGCTTCGTCCGCCTCATTGTCAGCATCCTTTTGAGCTTCAACATCCTCTGGAGTCTTCTCCTCAGGCTCATCTTGTTCCGCTGTGGGCTTGGCTTGCTCACTATCCGCTTTCTTCTCGCCAAAGAAGTCAGCGGTAAAGGCGTCAAGATCATCCGTATTGTCGAACTGGACTTCAGTAGTAGTCTCGGTCTCGGTAGTCATCTAGTATTAGCGGTCCTTTAACCGTTTGCGCGGCCTGATCGCGATGTCTTCGACCCACCAGACGGCGCAGGTGACGTGGGTCGCATCGAAGCTTGTTTCATAGACAGCTCATGTGACTGGGCTGCTTGTTCTTGTTGGATATTCAACTTCTTATTCTCAAGCGCGAGCTTGGCATGATCCATAACCACACCATGTTCGAGCTGAGCCCGTTGAATATCATGCTCGTCAAGGGCCTGAGCACCATCAAGAAGGTGCGTCAGAGCCGTCATGTCGGGCGGAGTTTCGGTTCCACGATCCTGATTGAGGGCCGTGATACGCTTGGTTTCGGCTTCGTACGACTGGATTTCCAGTTTCTTGAAGTCGAGAGTCTTGTCCAGCTTGAGTTGTTGGTTCTCTTGCTGCAATTGTTGTAGCGCCTGCTGCATTTGCTGAACAACTTGCGGCGGAACAGGGGGCGGAGTAAGCTTTTGCTGATCCTCAGGAGACAGGAACTGCGGAGGAACGGTCTTTTGCAGACGTTCAGCCAGTTCATCAGCCCCGGGCCAGTCTTGAGCCTTCACAACCAGGTCACCCGCGATCTCCATGAGCTGCGGATACACCTGGATGGCGTCCATCATAGCCTCGGCAGCCTCAACCCGACGAGTCGTGTAAGACGTGCCAGTGGAAAGGGCCACATCGAAGATACCAATGCCCAGATCGACCGAATGAGGGTCCATCGGGTCGTTGATACGCTGGAATTTGATGCTCTCATCCTTGCCGATCAGACGAACCACACGGGTACCGTCGTAAATCTGCGGGATGAGCTGGTTAATAACGTCACCAGCCTCTAGAATGGCCGCGTCTGCGTTGTCATAGTACGTTTGGGACGCAATGTCACCCTCGTGCTGACGATTCATGATCGCTTTGCCGCTGGTTTCATTGGACCTCATACCGAGACTAGCGTCCTGAATGCCGCTCACGTCCTTCATGTCCTGAGTATTCATGGACACTTCTTGGAAGATGGCGTTCTGGGCCGCTGGAGGCTCGATACGTTGGATGTTCTGCCCGATAACCGCCTCGTCGTTGACGATCAGTAGCGGATCACGGGTCAAGTGAGCCCGTCTAAATGCCTCCTGTCGTCCTTCGACAGCCGATTGCGTAGCCAGCCACTGCGCCTTGGGGGCGTAACCGAGCTGCTCCGCAGCAATGGACCGCCAGAAGTTCTTCAGGCGGGAGGGGTCCTTCATAAAGCGCACGAGGCCGTACCGCACTCGACGCCCACTGACGTTGACGACACGCCCAGACATCCGAATGATGGGGAGGCGGTTCATCCGATACTCATACGGACCAGCCAAGATAGACCAGCCAGTGCAATAATGCATCTGAGCGTAGCGGCACCAGACCAAACGGGTCTTAACGGGCTCGCCATTCTCTTCGATCATCTGCTCGGTATTGGTCTCGTCCATCTCGTACATCTTGCCGTTCTCAAAGAGGGCAAGCGTCTTCTGACGTTCGATCATGCGCCAGTACTCGGTGACTCGATAGGACGCCTCATCCATCCAACCAGCCATCGTGACGCGGTCAATCTTGTCCACATCTAGCAGGTTAGACCCACCAGCATCATTCGGCCACTTACGGCTGAACTCGTCCTTGGGGATACGATCATCCACAAACACCCGACGAGCGTCCCGGCCAGTAGGATCGACAGAGAAGCGATCCCAAACGGTGGCCATTACGTCCTCAATCGGGCGGATGTATAGGTCTTGGTCGAACACGTCATCACGACTGTACTCGACAGTAACCTTGAAGGCACCGTCGCCGCACTGGATCATGCTTTCAAATGCTTGGTCGTAGGAACGGTCTGCCCTACTTTGCATTTCAATGTTCCGAACGAGGTCTTCTCGAATTGATGCGACGTCGGTGTCCTCGTTGTTAGACGGAACAACCTTGATCGCCTTACGACTCTCACGCCAGTCACCCACAAGTTGGGCTGTAAACTGGGGGATGGTGTTAATCGTAAGGCACGGGAGCGACTTACGCTGCTGGAGAACAACGGGGTCCCACTGCTCCCCAGCAGCAAAGCGCAGGTCGTCCATGGCTTCGTATCGATTGATACGGTCAAAGTCCACGTCATGCTGATACTCAGAACGCATGTCGTTGATAAACTGTTCAGCACTATCAAACCCCTCGGGAACGTAGTCCTTAGCAACGGGCTCCGCTTCGATGAGGTCTGGACGACGCAGGTTTTGAGTCTCTTTCGAGACCTTCTTACCTGAACCGTTATCTTCTAGTGTGCCTTGACTAGCCATGGAAGTCCTTTAGTTACGCAGTCGGCTCAACCGGGGGCTCAACGGGAGGAGCCGGAGGAGCAGGGATAGCGGCAGCCAGACGCGCGGTCAGGTCCGCAATGGCCGCGTTCGCAGCCTCAACCGCAGCTTCGTCAGCCGAGGTGTCTACGATGTGACCCAGGGCATCAATAGCCGATTGGGCGACACCAGTAAGAGTTACGACTGCAGCCGTCAGGGCTGCGACATCGGTATCAAGTTGACTCATGAGCTTCTCCATTCGTTGTAGTTGTCTGATCAGTCGTTTAATGTCCCGAGAATTGAACCCCTCAGGTGTGGGTTTCTTAGGCCATCCAACCGGTAGGCGATTCTTTGGCCCAGTCCAGCGCATATTGCTCCTCCAGTTGTTTGGTTTTGTCCACAGTGTTAGTGTCGATAAGACGGCGGCCAACGATCTTGTCAAAAATCTTTGTAAGACCCCAAACCAGAGCGTCCACCCTGTCCGGGCTACCATTGGAGGCGTTGCGGACATTGTCGATGGAGAAAAGACACATTTGATCTTCAAGAACGTCAAACCTACCACAATGGTGAACCCGGCCCTGCTCGTACAGGGCACTGATCGGCTCGGCCCGAACGACCTTACCTCTCGTCGCTGTCACCAGTTCAACAGGAATAGACCGGTCAACTGCCTTCAACGTACTCATAACCATATCGCCACCTTGGTTCTTTTCGGCGATGATCTTGTCCGCCGACCAAGTGCGATAAAGACTGACAGCCTTTCGAGCCCACTCTTCGGGTTGACCCCGACAACTACCGTCGTCCAGAACGTAGCCTCTGGCGTAACCCTCCGGGTCCCTGGCAAGACCGACCACGATAATGCCATGTTCGTCAGAGTTTTCGGTGTTACTGACTGCAGGGTCAACTGCCACGTAGACCCTTTCTAGATCGTCCGGGACCTCCCGAAGCCTGCTGGCATCGATAATGTCTCGGTTCCAAAGAGCGCCCGGGATGTCGTGAAGGATTTCACCTTCAAGTTCCTGCCGACCAAGTCGTGTTCCACCATAGCGCTCGTAAAGTTGTTTAACGGTATTTGCTGCAAGATTAGCCTGGTTATCAAGTGTGGCTCCCCTCGTGACCCTAGTGTCTGGATCGTTAATGAGCCGTTTGATAAGGGGAAGAGGACGCGGGGTGGTAGTAACGAGAGCTTGCGGATGGTCCCCCAGGCGTAGACCAAACTGGAGTTGATCCCAAGTTTCCTGCATGTAGCGGAACTTCGCCAGTTCGTCCACCCAAGCGGCATGATGCTGGGGGCCTCGGAGCTGGTCTGGTTCAGTCGCATTATAAACCCATGCTTCAACCCCGTTGGGCCACGTTAGGCGGCGATTGGTTGGCGACCATTCGGGCCGCATGTCCTTCGGGTGACAAGCCAGGATACCTGAGTCTCCGAGAACCATAACGTCCCGCGCATCAGCGGCAGTCTCAGCCACAAGGGCAATTCGCTTCCATCCGCTGGGGGGAGGCGCAAGGGGTGATGCTCCACAGACGTTCTCTCTAATCCACTCCGACCCCATCCGGGTCTTACCGAAGCCCCGCCCAGCCAGAACCATCCAGGTGTTCCAGTCTTGGCCCTCGGGGGCGATTTGATTGGGTCTAGCCCAGAAACGCCAGTGCCACCTAAGCTCAGCCTGTTCCTCCTCGCTCAGGGAAGCTAACAACGTTAGACGTTCCTCCTCGCTTAACGAGGCTAGAAATTCGGCTGGTGAAGTCTGCAACGGATTCCTTTACATGTTGTTCGTGCTGGATGGCCCCGCCGTCGGCCCCAGTGACCTCCTGACGCTCTTTCCAGAGCGCGATGGCCTTACCTGCCAGCTCGATTGCCCGAAGCCTGTCAGCGGTCTTCTCTGACTCTCCCAGGTTATCGATGATCTCGATAAGCTTGTTGATCAGGTATTCGGCTTTGACTTCGGATTTCTGTTCCCGCTTGGCGAGCCGCTTGTCAATCTCGGCCTTCACCAGTGGGTGGTTCATCAACTCGGCGCTTGTCTGATGAATGGAGTGCTTGGTCTTGCAATTGTAGTCTGAAAGCTCTATGGCACGGAGCGCATTGAAATTGGCCGCACCAAAATACGCGTCAATGAACGAAAGCATCTTGGGGGTGAGCTTCCGGCCAGTGTACGCGTTGGATTCGATGCGGTCGTCTTTAATACTTAGGTAAGCCAATCAGGACTCCATTACCCTACTAACTACATTATACCCGATTGGAGATGCAAAGTCAAGCTCCCACACCCTGCGGGTGCGAATGAGACAACCAAACCTCTATGTACCTTATAATGTACCTCTTAGAGATTAGTATATTGTTATCATATTTATCTGTATCTTTAAGATGTAACCTCTTTATAGATATTATAGTATTTCCCCGCCCCCAAGTCAAGCACAAAAAACACGAGAACGCTTACTTTTTTATGTAACAACCCACCCAGCCTAAATAACGTGATTGCAACCCTCGGTTTCATGGCCCCCCCGTACACCCCCCGGTTGCAGATGCACTTGCGAGTGAGTCGCAAAGCATGAATATGCCCCCACATATCGATAAACGATAACAACATAACAAGATCATGCCTCATGTTCACCCTACGTTCACGTTGACCATGCCCCTCTGCCCTGGTAGGATGATGTTACTGGGTCATATAGGTCCAGTCGGGCAGGTCCCTTGGACCGCCTGTAGCCCCTCGCGGAAGGAGCCTTGGCATGTCCAAGCGCCTCAACCCGCATCGGCGTCTGCTAGCGAAGCAAGCCGCGCTTAGGCGTGACCTTGCAGAGTACGGCAACGCGTCCGATGTTGGCAAACTCCAACAGGGCCGTGTTAGGTCCGCGCTGTCGCCTGTCATTCACTTGTCAGGCTACGCGACCCCTCGCCCGGCCTATTGGGAGGGACGTGGTAAACCGGGGAAGGTCGTTCGCGGCCAACTCAAGGTGCAACGTCCCGGCACAAAGAACCGCTTTGGCTCCAAGTAAGGGGCAAAACAGACTGGCGTGACCCTTCGGGGTTGCGTCGGGCTGTCTCATATTGAAACGAGGTCCGTTCTGGACCCGGCCAAGGGCATACGCACCTTTGGTGACGCTCGTGTGGCGAGTAGTCGAAGCCTTCAGCAATCGCTGCGGGTTAGACGAATAGCCGTGCAAATGAGTGTCATTGTTAGGGCCTTGGTGAGATGCATGGGATAGGTAACCATGTGTCGGTCGGAGGTACTCGATTACCGTCTAAGTCCGGGTGAGCCGGAACAGGCCAGAGCAATCGGGGCTATTCGCAACGCAGCACTAGCAAGCTGTAGCGAAGACGCAGCAACCCTCCAAGAAAAGCTATTCGCCGTAGAATAGCGGCTGTCAGTAATGGCATCCGTGAATGAATAGCGCTGGCCAGCCGGGAAATTCTGTCCGTTACCCAAGTCTTTTGGGAACAGGTGGACCTATGGGTCAGAACGCAGCGTTAGTGCTGCGGTAACTCGCTGTGAGGCCGGAAAGGTGTTAACAGCGATGAAACCAACGCAATACTTCGTAGGCTTCAAAGACAGCAAAGTGTCCAAGATACTCTACTTCGGGCCTTTCGTGTCCGAGAGTGTCTGTGACTTCTTCGTCGCATCGCTGCCCTCGCCTCTCAAAGGGGGTTGGGTGGCGATACGTCATCTTCAGCCCTTCAATGTTCAAGAGGGGCGCACAATCTCTGAAATGATCCTTCGGGATCGTCGTGCAAGAGCGCCCAAGCGGCGTCTTAAGCTCGCAAGTTAGGTTCACGGCGGGTTATCCCAGCACTAACGCTGGATGGAACCTATAAGGGAACCTAATCATGACTACTGCTCAAGTTGAAGGCGAACTGGCCGTCGTGCAATCCACGGCTGTCGAAGGTCTGCCCTCCCTGTTGGAGAAGTCGGTCATCAAGAAGGATCAGGACGGCATCCGTGTCAGCCTGATCAAGCTGGATGCTCGCATTCACGCCAATGCGGTGCAGTGCCTTCTGCACGCCGACAAGCACGGCGACACGTCCCTGATGCGCCGTCTTCTCGTCGATATCGTGGACGCGAAGTCGGGCTACCGTCGTCAGGGCCTCATCGCTTGGATGCGGGCGTTCAGCCCGATGGAACTGAAGGGCGACAACATCACGCTCAGCGGCACCATCGACGGCGAACGCCGGCCCTTCAAGATCGAGGAGGCCAACACGACGCCGTTCACCAGCCTCGCCTCTGCGAGGGAAATGCTGGCCGTTCGGCCCGTGTTCCGCGACAACCTGACCTCCAAGGTCGAGCGGGCCATCCGCGAATATCGGGCGGCCATCGAGAACACTCTGCTCGAACCCGGTCAGCCGCCCCGTCCGAAGGACATCAAGAAGCCCTTCTACGACGGCATCCATCTGGACAAGATGGAAGAGTTCTTCGACGGGCTCGACAAGTCGCTGGGCGAGGTGATGGCCTGGAACGACAGCACCAAGGACGTCTATCAGGCGCGCGACCAGCTCGCCAAGGCGCAACTGGAAGTCGCCGAAGCGTCCAAGTAAGACCGCAAGCGCTGCGTCACTGGCCCTTCGGGGCTGGTGGCGTGGTGTTTTCGTCCAAATATCTGGACACTCTTGCCGTTTATCAAGATCAACTCAGCTTTGGTTGGTCTTCATCAACAGCAAGCACGTCGCTCCTGTTGGCCCCTCTGTTGCAGGTTGGGTCTATTTTGACGTGTGAGTTGTGATGTGCGAGTGGCAGCTACGTCCCCCCATAGCGGAACTCGTGCATGGATGCTCAACACCCGTTGTTGGGCGTCACTCGTGCCCTGAGCATGGCAATACCCTTCTGACCTTCCAACACCGCCCCGTTGGTTAGCTCCAGGTTGGTTGGCAAAACTGCTCACCTTTCTTGAGGTGAACACACGTTTGCAACACCGGCATTGCGGATGAGGTGAGAGCATATCCTACGGGACTGCTTTGCGTGTGTTCTCCTGAGGAATGGTCCTCAATCGGGAGATACCACTATGATCACGAAGAAGCTTTTCGTTCTCATCTCCGATGGCGGCGATGGGTCCTACTCGGCCAACTACACGTTCAACGAGGACTTCGTGAACGCCCTGGCGGCCAAGGACAACTCCGAGAGCGGCGAACTCGGGACGGACGGCGACGGGTTCCACTATGACACCCTGACCGTTCCCGACACCTGCACCTTGGAGTCGTTGGGCATCACCAGCGACGCGGCGGTCGATCACGCGGAACTGCTGAACGTCCAAGAAGACGCCTGACGTCTTTAGACCTGAGCATGTCTATAAACGGCTCATCTTACTGTTTGTCGAACCCACGTCAGCGTGGGCTCTATCAACAGCAAGGGGACGGCTATGTCACAACCTGATTTGAAGTGGACTGACACACCTGACAGCTCGAATGTGGCTCGGGTGTGCTACCACGAAACCACACAAACCATTGGCGTCC